GCTGCGGTAGCTCAGTGGTAGAGCACTCCCTTGGTAAGGGGGTGCATCAAATCTGGCACCAGCCTTTTTCATCACAAAATCAGCCACTTAACGTTCCTTACGCTTTCGACTGGTGTAAGGTCTCGCAACCGTTTTGGTTGCTTTGTCACCAGCCTTCAGGCGACGGTCACCAGGTCCAGGAGGATCTTGCCATCTCGCTCAGCCTGCTCGAATGCGGTGGCGGTATTCGCTCTGACCTCCGGTGGAAGGTCTAGCTGGCCGCCGGTGAATGACGCAAAGTGCTTGTAGATGGCTGCCAGCTTCTGGCACATTTCCATGGCTCCTGCTGCGCTGGCAAACACCCTTGCGCCGAACGTCAAGCGTCCGCCGTTGACGTGCGTGGTCATCGCCCAGCCGTTGTCAAAGCCGTATTCGTCGATCATGCGGTGCACGGCCCATTCTTCGAAGACAAGCGCAGGCACCCGTCGCCGGTCTGCGGTATTTAGCACCACCTCCTGCGCCTCCCAAGGCGGAGATGGCTCAGGCATCACATGGTCAGGATCTGGCCAGTTGATGCCGTCTGGACGGCGATACATGGCAATACCTACGGTCGTCATCATCTTCCTCCGTTCGCGGCCTTCTTCGGCCGCTTTTTCCCGAATACCTTATCGATCACGCCCTTGCCCGTCTCGCCGTGCGTGTAGTGATCCATCAAGACGCGCTTGTCCTTCCATCCGCCCTTCTTGGCGGTGGTTGCGACATCGATGCGGTTCTTCACGATCATCTCCGTTGCGAAACTGTGCCGGCCTGGTTGGTGGGTGCCCAGGTACGGGATGCCGGCGCTGGCGCAGATCGCCTTGATCGCCTTGTAGACCGCCCAGCGCTGCCGAAAGCCGAAGACCCGCGTGTTCGGGTAGCGGCCGAGCCGCGCGCCCTTGCCGTAATCGTCAGCCTTGGCCCGGGCCTCCTTCCACTCGGCGAGTTGCTGGAACTCGTAGACCATCTCGATCGTGAGGTCGGCTTCCCGATCCTCGCCGTTCTTGGTGTCGCGGAACGTCACCTTGCGGTTGACCAGGTCGAGATCGCCCGTCGCCTCGTCGAGTTCGATCGCCTCGCTGACGCGGGCGCCTGTCTGGAACAGGAACAGCGACAGCGCGCGCAGTCGCTGGTCGTCGGTGTGGGCGCGAAAGGTGTCGACATAGGAGCGATCGACGGCGCGCTTCGGCGCGGCCGTGGGCTTCCTGACGTCGCGGTCCTTCTTCGTGAACCCCTTGATCTTGACCGCATGGCAGTCGCCGGCGTCAGCGCTATGGTTGATCACCGCCTTCATCGGCGTCACCACCTGTCGGTTCCATGTCGTATAGACCGCGCCGGGATAGAGCGCCTTGGCGGCTTCGCGCGTCTTGCTGCCGGTCAGGTCAGAGATCCTGGTGGCCTTGAAGAAATCGAGCAGCGGCAGGATGAACCGGTCATCCTTGCCGGCGTCGAGATATGCGTCGACCGCCTGGGTGAAGGTGAAGCGATCCTTCGGCGAGAGGTTGAACTCGTCCTTGGCGGCGTTTTCGCGGCTCAGCCGGACCGCGTCTGCCGCGGTTTCGTCAGTCTCGCCCGAACTCTCGTGAACTCTTTGCTCGCCATCTTTGGTCTTGATGGTGCCGGTGAGCCACCAGAATCGGCCTCGCTTGTAGATGGTGAGCGCCATGACGACCTACTCCACAGAAACAACTCGTCGATCTGCCTGGGCGAGATCAGCACCTGCTTGTCGACATGGTAGCAGAGGCCGGCCTTGATCGCCTTCTCGCGCAACGACCTGGCGGACATGCGCAACCCTTTGTCGCGGAAACGCTCTGACCAATAGTCCGGCGATTGGGCAACCGACAGTAGTTCGGGCGGCTGGTCGTTCACGACGCCTCCGAGAATAAGGGTGTGCCGTGACCGCCGGCGTGCCGTCCGGCAGCATCATCGAGCGCATTCGCGCAGGCATGGTTGAGCCACATGACCTCAACACGCTCGCGAGCGCCATCGGCGTAGGCCTTGCACTCGACGCGACGCCAGCCCACCCCTAGCATCGTCTCGTAGAGAGGATCGGGATATCCCGACAACATCACCATGCCTTCTAGTTCGCAAAGGAAAATCAGCAGCTCGGCGTGATCCTCGCGCGAGAGTTCGTGGCGATACATGCGCCAGGCCAGGTCGTAGCGGTTTCCTCGAGCTCGGGTTTCAGGCAGATAAGGCGGGTCGACATAGTGGAGCGTTTCAAGCCCATCGTGCTGCGCCATGACCTCGCGCGCAGGCCTGCATTCGATCACGACTGCTTTCAGCCGCTCGATCAGAGCCGGCAGGGCGTTGGGATATCCGGCCCAATCCATCGCCGGCGTGGTGCCAGACCTGTTCGACGTTGCTCGGAAGCCGGTTGACCGATGGCCCTTCTGCTCGCTGGCGTGAGCATTGGAGCCGAAGCCCATGAACGATCGGATCACGAGGCGCCGGCCGCGCTCGATTGGATCCTCGCTCTGCTCATACGAGTCCCTAAACTCGGTCCTGGCAAATGGCGTTAGGCGCAGCGCATCGAGCAGTTGCAGAGATAGCACCGGGTCGCGGAGCACCCGAAACAAGCTGACCACCTCGTCATCAAGATCGTTGTAGACCTCGGCGTAGGAACGCGGCTTTCGGATAAGGATGCTGGCCGCGCCGCCGAAAGGTTCGACGTAGACGCGATGCTCCGGCATGTGCTGCAGTATCCATGGCGCAAGCTTCCACTTGCCTCCATGCCAGCGGAGGACCGGTCGCCGAATGTCGCGGCTGACCTTCATCGGTCGTCCCTGCAATCCGCGCAATGGTGCAGCCAGTCCCGACCGCGCTTGAAGATGCGCCAGCCTTCATCCTTGGCGTGCTGGATCATGACGTCGAAGTCATCCTTGTCGAATACGCGGCCGGCGCTGTCGCCGCACTCGTCGCAGCAGAGCTCGATCTTGTCGTCGAGGCGCTCGATCATGCGGGCACCGTGACAATGAAGGTCTCGACTGGCGGCCCGGGCTTGTCATTGTCGAAGACGGCAACCGCCAGCTTTCCGGAGTAGAACGCTCCGGTGTCGATGTTTATCCGGCCGGCCAGGACGATAGGTCCGTCATCGAAAGGCGTGTGGCCGTGGACGACATAGCCGAGGCGACATGTGTAGTCCCTCAGCTTTCCGGCTCGGGACCAAAGCATCGTCTTCTCAGTCTGCTCATCGAACGGGACCGTCTCATCGATGCCGGCGTGCACAAAAACGCGATGCCCATCGACGAAGCAGAGTTTCAATGCAGCCATCCATGCGAGGTGGCTCTCCGGCGCTTCGCACTCAGGATAGGACGCCAGTGTATGACTTCCGCCGTTCCCGATCCACCAGCCCATCTCGTATTCGCCACGAAGGGCGCCAACCATCATGTCTTCGTGGTTGCCTTTGAGGCAGACCCACTCCCAACCGGGCTTAGTCGGCCCCGCCATGAGCCGTTCGATGATCTCCCTGCTTTGCGGACCACGGTCCACATAGTCGCCTGTGAAAACGACGCGACCGCCTGACGGGCTGGCCTCGATGCGTTGCAGCGCGGCATCGAGCAGATCGTACCGGCCATGCAGATCGCCGATGGCGTATGTGCGCCTCATGCTGCCATCTCCAGGATTTCGAAATCCTCATCATCCGGTGCCCGCTCGTGGGCATCGATGCGCGCAAGCTCGTCCCATTCCTCGCAGAGCCATTCGTACCGGCTCTCGTCGCCGTCGAAAAATGGTGTCAGCTCGTAGTTCCGGTGCATGCGCGAAACCTCGCTCTCGTCCGGCTCCAGCCATGAGGGCATGTGCCAATCGTCGGGGGTGGTTTTCCAGTGGTCGTAGGAGGCGCCGGGGAAGTTCATTAGTTGACCTCGGCCTTCTCGGGCACGTTCTGGTGCTCGACGCCGTTCGTCACCCATTTCGCCTTGATCACAGCACCGTCGCGCAGCTTGCCGGCGAGCGCGCCAGGTAGGCCATCCTGCACGATGGCGACCCAGTGCGACTGGCGTTCGATCGGGATCACGCTCAACGCGTAGGCTGCGAGGCGGCTCGCCAACTCGGCGCAGAACCATTCGTCGTAAGGCGCGCACTCGTTGAACACGATCTCCATGCAGGTGCGGAGCGTGTTCTGCGCAGCGATGATCTCGGGCATGTTCTGGTGCGCCAGCGGCGTGCCACTTGCCTTCACCTTCTCGACCAGCAGCCGGTCGGTGTTCTCCTTCGTCCTCTTGTAGAGGCGCCGAACGGCGTTGATGTCCTGGTTCGTGACGGTCGGCATGATCATTTCCCCCTAGGGTGGCAGTCGCTGGCATCGCGGCCAGCGACTGCCAAAATGCTACTGGAAAGCGCGCCGGGCGCCGTTGGTGGCGCCCGGCGCCTTGGCGTGATGGCCGAGACCTGAGGACTTGGCCAGAGCCGAGCGCTTCTGAGAATAATTCGGCGCCACCATCGGATAGTCGGGAGCAAGGCCCCATTTCGCGCGATACTGATCCGCCGTCATGCCTAGTGCCGAGAGGTGCCGCTTCAACGACTTGAACTTCTTCCCGTCGTCGAGGCAGATGATGTGATCTGGGAAGATCGACTTCTTCGGATTGACGGCCGGCACCAGCTCCACGGCTGGCTTGACGACGACGAGGGTGTCGAGCCTTCGCACCGACGCGTTGATGCTGGCGATCAGGTAGGGCAGCTCTCCGGCCGGCACCGGGTTGTGCCCGACATAGGCCGCCACGATGCTGGCGGTCAGTTCGATGAAGCGCATGTTCCGATCTTCCATATTTTCTCTCCGTGGTAAGGGTTTGGAATTCATGCCGCCGGCAGCAGCGAGACGAATGCCTCTCGCCGACGTGCAAGCTCCTTCTCGCCGGCGGGACCATCCCGCTTGGCAAGTTCTTCGAGGTGGCAGATGCCTGTCTCGACAGAATGTTCGACCTCGGCGCGCGACGCGCCTCTGCCGCTGGCGAACCAGAGAACTTCGACCGGATTGCCGATGCGGAAAAGTATCCCTGGCTGCCCGGCATGCGGCCGGAAGCGCGTGTAGGACTTCGTCACCCAAACGCCTACGGCGCCGGGGTTGCGCTTGATGCCGAAGCCCGCCGCGTCGCTGCGTTCATCCGGTAAGTCGCGCGCGTTTCGCTTCGCCAGCGGATTAGCCATGAAGGGACAGTTCTTGGCCGCGAAGATGGCGCAGTCGCGATGCGATGGCGGGTCGGAGATCGTCCTATTGATCCCGCACATCGGGCCAATGACAAACGCCATGTAGGCTCCCATGTGCTGCCCGCAGATCCAGCAGAGTTTGCAACGGACGGCCTCTGCCATCTTCTCGGATGTGATCACGCGGAAATCGGGCTTGCCGTCGATCCACGTCGCAAAGAAGGGGACCGGATAGCCCTTGTCGCTGACGGGCAATGATTTCATCCGATCCGGCACCGCTTCAAAAACGCGATTGATGGCGTTCATCGCTCGTCTCCCTGGTTCTGCTCGTGTGCAGTCGACAAAACATCGTAACCATTTTGGTTACACCGTAGTCAAGCGGAAATCGTTCCTGGCGCTGTATTTTCGGTGGAAGTATTCCGGGTGCGCGTCACCACAGATCCTCCGAATAGAGGTCAGGCGCGGCGATAAGCTTCTCGACCTGGCCGGCGGCAAGAGCCAGCACGGCAGCATCGCGGCGGTTCACATAGCGCCCTGCACTGGTCAGGAAGCCTTGGCGGTCGCCGCGCACGATGAGCGGGTTGAAGTCGAGGAGCTTGCGCAGCACATCGCCATGCCTTGCCGGTGCCGGAAGGCTTGCAATGATGCCGAAAGACGAGATTGCAACCGAAATGATGCGCTCTGTCACTTGGTCTCCCCCTCATGTGTAGAGGTGGAGACGGGCTCACAGACTGGCGTGTTGGCGTACTTCAGCAGCACATCGGCATGGCAAAACTGCCCGAGACGGCACCAGCACGCCAAGTTCTTGCCGCGCAACGGTGACAGATCGGGAAGCTTGCCCGCGCGAGCGTCGGCGGCGAATTCCTCTGCCGCCTGCTCTTGCGCCCATCTCTTGCGTTCATCGGCGTACCAAAGAATGCTTTTAAGACTGTTAGACGCGTCCAGCCAATCTCGCCAATAGTGCGGATTGCCGTACTTCGTGGTGCGATCGACCTTCACAGTGTTCTCTGGCATGCGCCAGCCGGCCTTGCGCGAAAGCTGAACTCGAATAGGGGCGCTCACGCCCGTTCCTCCACATCCTGAGAGATTGAGCGGGAGGCGGCGCGAAGATCGCCCATCGTGACGCGCACAGGCTTGGATGGGTGCTGGTCGTGACCGAAAGCCATCCGACCGTCGGTCATCACCACTTGCTCATCTGGCATGACCAAGCTGGCAATCTCTGCGTCAGTCAGGTCAGCGCTTTCCTCTGGTTGAAGCCGGCGCTGGCCTTCCGCCGCAAGCCGATCGGATGCTCGCGCCAAGACAGCGAAAGGCTCCAGCGCTTTCTTTACGCGCGCCAGTTCGGATTCGGCGGCGGCTAGGCGATCTTTCTCTTCCCGGGCAACAGCCACATAGCGCTCGACATTCTCAAGCGCCTCCGCCAGTTCCGCCCTTATCTCCGATAGGGCTGTATCCTTGGAGGCGAGGGAGTCGGCGGAGATGACCTCGTAGCCTTCGAACACCAATTGCATGTAGGCATCATCACCAATAATCTGGCGTGGCGTGCGGTCGGCCATTTATCTGGCCTCGTTAGAAGCTGAGTTGATCTGGTCAAGCCACAGAGAAAGCGAGTGGTGCCACTGATCGACTGGCTCATGTCCACATGACATCGGTTCGGGGTGACCGGCCATGTCGTCGCCACAACAACAAACGCCGCTGTTAACTGGCGCCGATTTCACAAACTCGATGAAATCGCGCGGCACCAGCACCATGCCAGGTACTCCATCCCCTGATGGTGCGGTGGAGAGGGCTGCTTCAAGGGCGGCTCGCATGTGACGCCTGATGCTGGCGAGGTCCGAATCTGCGAAGTGCTGCGGCCAATGGTCGGGCCAATAGCCACGACAGGCCCGCTCGACCATCGCTTCGCTGACTTCCGTAGTGGTGGCTGTGGGTTGGGTGGGGGTCATGCTGCACCGCCTTTTGCCCACGAGGGGCAGTCACAGGAGATATGCAGCATCGCTGTCTTCTCACGGTATTCGAGCAGGAAATTGAACATGGTGAGGAAGTTAGGACAGTTGGGGCGCAGCCAAGCGCCGCTTGGGCCGAAGGCCAGATCGACAACCCGCTGCTCTCGCGGCAAGCCCGCCAGTCCGCGCTGCATGGCGGCAATTTCTTCGGCCGACACGTAAAGCCGCCCTCTGGCGTCGATCTCCTCGAACCAAGCCTTCTCGCGCTCAACTTGCTCCGGCGTCTGCCTGACGTTCTTGCTGGTGACGACGGGGAATGGTGCGGAGCGGGTCATTTTGTCCTCCAATGTAGTTTCAGAGGTTGAACATATAGCCGATATCGGATAAGGTCAATAAGTGATATCGCTTTGGAGGCCGAATTGACAGAATTACCGATAGCGCATATTCCGGCACGCATGGGACGCCCATCAATGAACGTGAAGCCGATTCTCGTGCGCCTGCCGGAAGGCACCGCAGAGAAGATCGATGAGATTGCGGGCAAGAACCGCCGCGCCGAATTTATCCGCGAGGCCATCGAGCGCGAGATCAAGCGCCGCTCCCGGCAATCGAAGGAAAGCGAATAGCTCATGGCTTCACCACCCCGTCCGTATCTTGGGCGGAAAGGGCGGCACGAAGGGCCTTGATCTCGTCGGCAGCTTTCAGAACCACGTCTTTGTCGAGGTGGTCCCAAAGATTGCCGGCGGAATAATTCGCCCCCATGGCGCGCAGCAGATATTCCTGCGTCTCGCGCTTCGGCGGCTCAGTCCCCCCACCCTTGGTGGCCGGGATGATAGAAGAGAGGATGCGAGCGTTGAAATCAGATTGGGCGACGGACTTGGCGGCTTCTAGACCACCGTGGACTTCGCGGCCCGACAGCGAGCCCCAAGACCAATAGCCGTACCCGGCCAGTTCCCAAGCCCAATACTCCATGGGAACCACATGCGCTATGTGGATCGTGCCATCCGCATTGCGGGCCGTCCATTGCAAGTCCTTCACGCTCACCGCTACCGGTGCGACAGCTGGGGGAGCGATAGGAGCGGGAGCGATAGGCTCGTCGCGGTAGCGATCGCTGTACTGTGGTGGCGGGTCGCAGTTGCGCATATCGCCACAGCATGGGTTGAGCTTGCAAGTGAACGAACTGCCCATCAGATTATCCTTTCGCCGCGCTGGTGAAGCATCATCGCGAGATTTCCGGCATCGAGCGGGTCGCCCTTATCGACATGCGCGCGCAGAAGGTCGGACAGGATTAGGGCGCTGCAATCAGGTCCATCCCATCCGCCGCGCCCTTCCTCTCGTTTCTTGGCGAGCTTGGCCTTCATGGCGGCAGCGAACCGATCAACAGCGGCGTCGTCTGAATGATGCGCTACCGGCGCAACAGGAGCGGGGGAAGCGAGGGCGGCAAACACCTCGTCGGCTATGCGCCATGCCTCATTGAAACCGTGGATGCTGTCGTCGTGTTCCGGCTTCATCCCGCAGAGTGTCTCGTTAAGACGGTAATCTATGCGGCGCTTCAATCGCGCTACCGGCTCCTCGCTCGGTGCCGCTGCTTCCTGACTGGCTAAGAGAGCGGCGAGGCGGTCTGCAATTCGGCGACATGCTTCCGCGTTGTATGTGTTTGCCCAGAACGCGCGGTCCTCGCCCATCGCGTCGGCATGTTCGAAAAACCCCGCAGCTTCGCGCAAAAATGCAATATCTTTGAGCACATGGCTTTCTGGATGGGGGGTCATGGCCGTGCCTCCGGACCTGTCCTGAGCCGCAGGTAGCCGAATCCTGGCCCCGATAGGATCTTGTGCCCGCGCGCTCGGAGCTGCCGCACATAGCGATACACGGTCCTGGTGCAGATGCCGACGCGCTCGGCCAGCATTTCGGCGGTGACGATCTCCTCGCCAATGGCGTTGAGAAGCTGGTCGCGCTTGAAGTCTTGAAGGCCACTCATAGCAGCGATCCTTGTTCGTCGGTGATTGGATGTGGAACTTTCGCCGCTTTGGCCGTGGCGGACTTAGGCGCCTGCGGGAGCATCCATTTAGCGGGGAGGATGGGCTTGCCGTTCTTCGCGAAGGGCAGAAGGCGCTTCCAATCGAAAAACCCGAGCTGGCCGCCGACCTGGATGAACTCGACCGGCCGCGCGTTGGCGATGATCAGCCCCTTCGGGCCGAAGAACCAGGGACTGTCGAACTCGGTCACGATGTCGACGATTGTGCCCACACCAACGATGCCGCCGCGGTGTAGTTCGGCCGGCGGCGGGCACGCGAACCCGAGGGACCGGCACAGATCAGCGCAATCCTCATACTCGTCGCGCGTCATGCCGCTCGATGCGTGGATGGCAAAGTTACCTCGGAATCTGAGGCCAGGATTGCCAGCTCGCCACGACCGATTTTCCACCGGCTTCCACTGGTGCGCCAGCGCAAAAGCCCATGGCTGCCTGACACTCAAGGCCATGTTCGGCAAATCGCTCATGGCTCACTCCTGGCAATCAGTTTCGGTTTCAGCTTTCCCTTTCGGGCCTTGGTCTCAACCAATAAGGGAACGCCCGGCCGCTTGGCGAAGATCGTCGCAAGCACGGTGCGCACCTGGTCGGCGCCAGGCGCGCCCGTTGCCAGGATCATCAGGGCCGCGTCTCTGAGGGCTTGATCGATGTTGGCTGCCGTTGCTGGCACCGATGGCGCGGCGCGCACCTTGGCCCGACTGCGCTGGCGAGCGACGCGGAAATACTCCCGCTTCTGGTTCTCGTCGAGGCTGGTGAAGCTGCCGGCCTTCGGCGCCCCGCGCGCAGCCAGCATGTCGTGCAGCTTCATCAACGCCACGTCGCGCGGATCGATTTCTGTTTTGGACGTGTCCAAAGCTGCACTTTTCATCACGCCGAGACCATCTTGTCGGTCAGCGCGCCGCCAGTGGCGAGGTGTGCGTCGACAATCTCTTTCGCCTGCGCTGGCGTCAGGTATTCGCCGTCCTCACCGCAGAAGCTGGTGGGGTTGGCAAGCATGTCCTGGTAGGACGGTGAACAGCGCTCGCAGAAATAGAGGCTGTTGTTGCTGTCGTAACCGTAGCGCTCACCCTTCCAGATGTGCTCAAGGCATCCTTCGCAGACGCCGATGTGATCCGGACTGGCGTCCTCGATATCATCGAGTTTGGCCTGGGCTGCCTCCCAGAATTCACGGATCGGCTCGACAGCGGCCTTCATAACCGCGTCGCGCACTCGCTCGATTGCCTTCAGTTCGGCCTTTGCCGCTTCCCACGCTTCCTTGCTCATGACGTCCCCGCGATGTTGGTGTGCTTCATGACGATGTCGGCGCCAGCGTCGGCGCGTGCGGTTGGCAAGAGGATGGCGATAAGCCGATCGGCATGCTCAGGCATTAGCCCGCCAGTGTCGAAACTCGTCTGGACGAAATAGCGCTGCTGGTAGTCGAGGAAGTCGTTGTCGTCGTCGACGATGGCGCAACGCTCCGTCTCCGTATGGCGGCTCAGCCACTCGTCTACCTCCTCACCGCGCTTGCTCGGGATTATCACACCGCCTGGTGTCTTGGTGAAAGGCAGTTCGATGGTGCGCCAGTCGCCATGGAAATGCTCGCGGGTGAGCCGCTCGGGAAGCTTGTCGACCAAGCCTGGCAACGTCCGCCAGGTAGACGATAGCACCACGCTGCAGCCTGTCACCTCGATCACGCGAAAGAGCTGCTCCAGCGCCGCCGGGCAAAGCAGCGCTGGATTTCCGGCGCCGTACACGCCTCGATGGTTTAGGACGCCGTCGACGTCGAGGAACAGGATCTTCATCACTCGCCGCCTTCGCCAGTTTTGCGCGGCCGCGCCTTGGTGATTAGCACCACCTCGCCGTCGGGGTAGACCAGTTCGACCTGGCCGCCGCGGGCAATGCCGTCGAAGATCGACTGGAGTTGCGAATGCATCCGATCAATCATCTGCTCCAAGACGGTCATCTTGGCGTCGACCTGCGCCTTGGCGACGCGCTCCTGTAGGTCAGAAACGCGTTCTGGGTGCGATACTTGGTCAGCCATTGGCGATGGTCTCCGTTTGATGGTGGTCGGGGTTTAGAGAGGAGCATCCGGCCTTAAAGCCGAACACCGGATGGTCGATCAGGTCGATGCGCACAGCGGTCCCGCAGTCGCGGCATTCCTCCATGTGCTCCATGCAGACGCGGATCGACTTGGTTGGCGCACCCAGGCAAGCGGCGTTGGTCGCGCTTTTCCTCATGCCGGCACCGCCGGAAACGCCTCAGAATTGAGGCTTTCGCCAGGATCCAGCGCCAGATCGGCGCCGCACTTCGTAAGGCGGAAGAAATCATCGCCGCCGGTGAGTATTGAGCCGGCCCGCCGCGTCGCCCAGCCGGCCTCTACCATGGCCAGCCATTGCGGATGGTCGACGCTGCCTTCGCCTGTCACGAAGTAGTTGCGGTAGGATTGTTTGCGCCGGCCGTCGAGGCCGAGGGCGTGGCGGGCGTGATCGCGCTGGACGGGCGTCATGTCAGGTTCCTTGCTCGAGCAATTGCGCCGCCGGCAGGCCAGGCTGCATCGCGCAGTCCATGCAGATCAGGACGCGCGCCGGCTGGCCGATCCTCTGCGCCACGACGTTGGAAGGCGAGAGCGCACGGGCGATGCCGACGTTTCCGCTCATCATCATCTCCATGCCGTGCATGCGCCCGATGTTGCGAAGGTCGGCGATGCACTGGCGCACCGTCACCTCATAGAAGACCGGGTTTCTGTTGTGCAGCATGCCCCTCTTACAGTTCTCACACTGCCGAATGTCACTCACGTCCATCGGCGTGGTGAGCGCGTTGTCGCCCATGTCAGGAACTCCCCATCAAATAGCCGGCGGCGAGGCCGGCAAGCCAAGCCATCATCGGGTTGCCTATGAAATCCAAGAAGCGCTGGCGCCTGGTAGCTGGTGACTTCGGCGGCTCTGTCGGCTTAGGAGCCTCCAGCTTCGACCAGTGCTCGATTGGCAGCACATGGGCGCCGGAGCAGATGTCGGAGATGCGCTGGACGCGGACAGCCGCCCCAAGCGGGCCTTCCAGGTTGGCGATGCGCCGCGTTGCCGCATCGATGAGGTCGCTGCAGAACTGCACGCTCGCAGTTTCGATCTGTGGGTCGACCGTATTTCGGCTCGTGAAAAAGCTATCGGACATGGTCCCCCTCCTTCGGCTTTGGCCGAGTTGCCACAAACGCTGCGCGGATGCGCCGGCAGTGGTCGTCGTCTGCGATGTATTCAAACTCCGCGCTGGTCGGCTTGCGGGTGCCGGCAGTCCATTTGTCGTCGAAGACCGCCCACTCGCCGCAACCGATGCAAAGGCTCAAGTCGCCATTCTTCGGCACCGGACTGCCGGTAACGCCGGTCGCGCGATCGTGGTTCTTACCGCACCAGGGGCAGCACGTTGTTTTCCGAACCGGCCTCATCACGTCGCTCATGCTGCGCGCTCCTGGCCTGGTATCTCGCCGGCAAACGGCGCGAAGCCGCGAAACTGGATGCCGGTATGCAGCAGCTCCGCCCACTGATCCTCGGTGTCGCGGAAGACGATGCGACGCTCGCCATAGACGCCCAGGCATTCCCGCACGACACGCTCGGCATCCATGGCGATGGAGGCATCGCCCGGCCGGACCTTGTCGGCGATAAACACGTACCCCGAAAGGACGGCTATTTCGGCATAGCTGGCGCGCTTCATCGGAATCCCCTGTTGAGTTTCGGGAAGGGCCTCGACTGCAACTTGCGCCCTGGTATCTTGCGCTTGACCTTGCCTTGGCCGGTTCTGCCCTCCAACCGCTTCAATTTCGCGATCTCGGGCGCGTCACGCTTGGCGGTCTGCTCGCGGTGCGTCGGCTTGTTGAGCGCGACAAGATGCTCCAGCGAACAGCTGGGCGGGACGGTATCCATGGTCTCGGCATTCCACCGGCGCCGCTGCAGAGCAGGGTCATGATGGAAGTCGATTCCGTCGAGAGGATTGAGGCGATCGCCACCGGGTTCCTTACCGAGCTGGCGCACCACGATCTCCAGCTTTTCCTTGATCGTCAGCGGCCGCGGCCGCCATTTCACCGGCGGGCCGAGCACTTGTGCGCCATGGTCTGGCAGGGTTGCGATGCGACCGGCCATGTCAGCCTGCATTTAGCGGGCTGAGCGCAGCCAGGCGGCGGCTCTTAATTTGATCCGCCAACTGGCGGCTGTCCGCGTCATCCTGGAACGTTGCCTCGATGTCGAACTCGTTCCAGATTTCCTCGATCTGCGCTTCGTTCTTCGCGCCCTGGAGCGCGATCTGGAAGCTTTCGAAGAACTTGCCGAAGTCGAACGGTTCGCCTTCCTCGCCTTGCTCCTCCTCCTCGACCACATCGCCGTCGCGGAACCCGTTGTCGGTTGTCGTCTCGACCTCGGCGGCCGCATCCGGGCTTGGCGGTGAGGGTGGCGACGGCGGCGTCAGCCTGGCGGCCGGCGCCTCCTCGCTGTGCTCGATGACCTCGCCGCCGGCGATCTCCCTCGCCTCGAACTCGTCGCGGATGCCGCCGAGCACATCGGCGAACAGTTCACGCAGGCAATAGCCGGCGGCGCGCCAGGCCTGCATGCGCGTCGGGTAGCGGTGCCAGGTGGAGTCGTTGGGCACTTCGCCCCACTCCTTCTTGCCGCTCTTCCAGATCATGCCGCGACGCGTCTGGCGATCGTCCCACAGGCCAGCCGTCCTGGCTTCGGTCTCGTTGAACTCGACCCGCTTCTCCTCGCCTGTGTCGGCGCGCTTTGCCTCACACCAGCCGGCTTTCTTGGCCGCATCGTAGCCGGTACGGACATAGGCGCACTTGCCCGAGCGGCGCACGACGTTGATCAGTCCATCGCCATAGAGGGCCGGCTTGCCGCCAATCACCGTGAACGAGCGCAGCGCCACCATCGGCGGCAGGCCAAGCTCGGCCCCTGACATGACAACGATGGCAACGGCGCTGGTGGCCTTCTTGCCCCAGCGCTTCCAGGCTTCGCCGTCGGCGTCCTCGGCAGGCGGACGGCCGACCAGCGCTTGCGGCGCCAGCTCGGCCTCGACGATGATCGTCGAGAGGCGCCAAACCTGCTCGACGCTGCTCGGGATGATAGCCGAGACCTGGCTGCCGGCATGCAAGGCCGCAATCTTCGCAATTTCGTTCATGGCGCGATCTCCGATGCGGCTACGCAATTGTCCGCGTGACCCTCACTCACCCGTCGCGCGCAACACACGTACATGTCATCTCGCACGATGGCTTGGCTCTCCGGTGCTACTTCCGGTTCGGCGATGCGCAGGATCGCCACGCTAGCCAGTTCGGATTCGGTCTTGATCTCGACGACCTCGACCGGAACTTCGCGGCCGCGCATCGGGATGATGACCTTCTGGCCGACGGTCACGTTGAAGCCGTTAGCCAGATAGTCATAGGTCCTGTCGCTGTTGCCGAACTTCACGGCAACGATGGTGCGGGTTTCAGGCAGCACGACGTTCCTCCACTTTCTCGACACCAGCGATCTCCATGCCGGCCTTGACGGCGCGGTTGGCGAGCTGCTCGACCAGGGCTTTCATTTCGGGGTGATCTTTCAGCGCCAGCAGCGCCTTGTCGTAGTCGACGACGCGGGCCGAGACGAAGGTGCGCAGCGAGACGCGCGCGCCGGTCCTGCCGGCGTTGGCGTTGCGGGCATGGGCTTCCCGTTCGGCCTCGGCTGACTGCTGGGCCAGTCTGTCAGCCTCGCGCTGCGCTGCCTGGCGGTCAGCCTCGCGCTGCGTTTCCGCCTCGAACGAGGAGGCGACACCGGCCAATGCCGCCTCTTCGGCGGCGCGTTCCGCTTCCGCCACCTTGCGCGCGGCATCCTCTGCCTCACGCCTGATGCGATCGGCTTCCTCACGCGCCTTGCGCTGGCGCTCCTGTTCAAGCCGATCCTGCTCTTGCAGGAAGGCGTCCATGTGCCGCTTCAACCGCTTGGAAAGCTCCGCCGGAAGCTCTTTCAGGTCACGCCATTTGTCATCGATGGCGCGGCCTTCATCGAGTGATGGCTGCTTTTCCACCTTGTGCTGGTCGGTGGCCTTTTTCGCGATCGCCGCGACCCGCTTCGACCAGATAGCGGCGCGATCGGCCTGCTCCTGCGTCGTGATGGGTTTTTTCAGGAAGGTCTCGGCCAATTCCTTCTCGGCCTCGAACTCGTGCCGCAGGTCTGTCAGGGGATCGCCGGTCTTGGCCGCGTTATGGTCCTTCGAGACGGAGGCCTCGGAAACCGCAGGCGGCTCATCCGGCCAGGCGCCGCCGGCCAGCACCGAACGATACAGCGCTTCGGTGATCGGGTTGCGGCAGGCGTAGCTCCAGACGCGCGATGCGTCGGCTTCCTTGCCGCCTTGCAGGCAGATCAGCTTGCCGTCGGCTCCGGGCCAAATGGCGACAGGGACCAGCGGTCCATCCTTGAACACGCGGTTCCTGAAAAATCCTGACTCCGGCTTGTCCTCGGAGACGCCGAGCAGCGCAAGCTGGTCGCGCGTCAGTTCGCGACAGTCGCCCGCGATCTTCAAAGCCCGCCGCCACCAGCCATAAAAATCTTCCATTAGTTTTACCTCAAATGTTTCACGTGCAACCAATCCGGCACCATCATGGGCTCGGATATACCACTGCCTAAATTGGGAGGAACCGGCCGAGCTGGGGCGGGCGGAGGGGGCGGGGGTAAGCTCCAGCCCGGCCGGGGACGCGCAGATACTCGACACTGGAGCGCGAACGATGATGGATAAAAACAACCAGGGGGCTCTGGGATCATCGGTTCACATTCCTTCTGCACAGGAAGGAGTGTAACCAATTTGGTGCGCATTGCAAGAGGTGTTGCCGATTTGGTTACTCTGAGCGCAAAAAAAACCGCCTTAGAGTGTGGATATCCTCAATCGGGCACGGCCGACGATGCTGAGGTCGCTCGGCTTGACGGTTTCGTTGGGGATGCTCGGGTTCTCGCCATACACCTGCACCGTGCCGTGTATCGTCGGCGAGAGATAGCGCCATTGGATGACGCCGGCGATTTCGATGGCATAGAGGCCAGGCACGCTAGGCTTGTTGTCGTCGATGTCGATCACAAGCGCGTCGCCCTTGGTGACGATGGCGTTGGACTGCGATGGCTCAACCATCATAAACCGCAAATTATGCCGCCTGGCGCTGGGCAGCATGCGCGCCATGAACTCGACTTCCAGCGCCATGCCGGGCGAATCCTCTGGCGCCTCCTTGCCGTTCATGATCTCGAAAACGTTGTGGAAACGCTTCGAATCGATGCGACTCATCTCTGGGAACATGAGATCCTGCGCCGTGCAATTGAGGTGCGGCGCGATCTTCTGAGCCCATTCGGTCGACAACTTCCGCTTACCTTCTTCGAGGCGGCCCAGCTGTTGCCGGGTGGTGCCAATGCGGCGCGACAACTCAGCCTTGCTGAGCCCGGCTTTCTCGCGGAAAAGCTTGATTCCGTTATTCATGAGACGGCGGTAGCGCAAAATTCCCCACAGCGAAACTGCGCCAAAGTGGTTACAACCCTTGACGTGTAACCAAAATGGTGCCAATTGCGGATCATGGAAGATATTGACCATAAGTTGAAGAGATGGCGAGTGGCGCGCGGCATGAAGCCGGTCGACGTCGCCAAGCGCATTAAGTGCAAGCGCCAGACGGTGTTTCGCTACGAGGCCGGTCGCATGCCAGACCAGCCTTTTCTGGATCGCATCGTCGTCATGAGCGACGGTGAACTGACCGCAAACGACTGGTTGGGCAAGGAGGCTGCGGATGTCGTTGCGAGACGTCAGGCTTCGGTCTGACCCGAGGCACGATCAACAGGCTACCGCGGGCGTTCCTAAGCGCGTCCGCGCATTCGACTATTTGCCAAGCCGCGAGGCCAAGCGGTTCCCAGCAATCGTCAACACGCGTCATTCGCAACCTCCTTGTCCTGGAGGCGACTATGCCGCGGAAATCGTTGGGGGTGTCCGACAGGGCATCAGACAATCCCGACAGGTCGTCGTTCCTTCTCCTGTGTATCGTGAGGAACAGATGTTCAACATCGCAAGTGAACTCGAAAATGTGGTCAAAGAAGCCGCAGGTGACATAAGGCCCGGAATGGGCATCAAGGCACAGATCAACCAGGCCTGTGATAATCTCGGCTATCCACGCGGCCATTGGCGCGTGCGTGACGCATGGTATGGCGAGGCGAATAACTGGCGTGGGGACGCCATATTCGACCTCCTCGGCCGCTACAATATTTGGCGCCAGAAAGCTGGCGCTGGAACGAATAGGCACAACGATCCGTTTTCCATCTTGAGCAAAGTCAGCGGACAGCGATGACTAACATTGGGCCAACCGGCTAATGTGTTTTGCTTCGCGGTGATTTTCTCGCCATCTTGGGGGGTAGTGCGTCCATCTGGGCGCATGAAAGGGAGGCCAGAAATGAAGCATGACCACGGATCGATACAGGACTGCGCTATTCGCGCGGTTCTGGCCGATTTCTGCATGAAAGCGCGGGTTGACGGTGCGTCGTCTGCCCGGCAATCGGCAGCGGCATCTCTCGTCGCGGCGGCGGCGTATCTCGAGGAGGTGCTGGGGGCAGAGAAAACCAAGAAAATTCTGCTGGCGACATGTGCGTCGATCGGCACGGGGACCAAGGGCAAGCATTGAACGGCAATACCATTTGTATTTTGTAGGATTGCCGCTCCTCACCAGGGTTTGAGAGAGCGACATGAGATCAACAGTCGGAAACGGCCGAGCGTGTCCGCGACAGTGTCGCGGCTTCGTCAGCGCTCGCATGTGCTGGCCGCGCTCCGAGGGCGAGGCATGAGCCATGCCGCCACGAATTGGGCGATCACGCAACGCGGGCTCAAGCCAGCGACGAGGGTTGTCCTATGGCACCTGTGCGACCGACATAATCCCGATTTAGGGTGCTTCCCATCTCAGGATGGGCTTGCCTACGATTGTGAGATGTCGCGTTCGGCGCTCAATGAGCATTTGAAGCTTTTGGAGCAGCTCGGCCTCATCCGTCGGGAGCAGCAGATCAACCAACGGACGAAGCAGCAAGAGAACACGCGCTACCGCTTCTCATTTGAACGGGACTTCGTCGCGATACTAGATGTGGTGGTCCCGAGTCCGGAATCCGGACACGGAGCCGAGTCCGGAAAAAGCGCAAAGCCGTGTCCGGAAAATGGCGAAAGCCGTGTCCGGATTCCGGACACTAACCCTGTAAGGGAACCAGTAATAGAACCACCGGTGCGCGCTGACGCGCGCTGGATGGCGGATTTCGATATTTTGTGGTCGACATGGCCAGAGCAACACCGTCCAGACAATCGAGCTGCGGCAGCCAAGCTGTTCAGCAAGATCGAAGCTGGTGACCGTCGGCGAGTGCTCGGGGCGGCAGAGCCCTACCGTCGGGCGATGATCATGCGCGGCAAGCCTGCTCGAATGATCCTGTTCCTTCGCGACGGGACATGGGTGGAGTTCGATGGCTGCCCGCCGATCGACAGCGATGGCGACTTCCACATCACTCCTGATCGTCCCGAATGGCGCGAATGGCTCGGATCGATCCGCCGGCAGTATGGCGAGCCAGGCGTGCAATCGGCGGTGAAGCTAAAATTTATGAAGCGGAAAACACGTTGGCCGACCGATCTTTCGCTTGCCAACGGTGTAACCAATTTGGCACCATCTGTAACTGGAATGGCAACTGCTTCGGCATCTCGGGGTTGAACGGAATGAGCAGTCTGTTTCTCGACAAGCCAGGAGAGTTGGAGAAGAGGATCGACCGCCTGGTCGAGCATTTTCGGCATGCGGAATATCTGTTCTACCTGAAATCGCCCAAGGGCCTGCCGACGCCACACGACCTGTTGTGGCTGCTGATTGCCGATGCGGTTCATACCGCTCGCCTGCTGCCAGACGTCGAGCGGCGGATGGTGTCGCGGGTCGGCTCGGCGATGCCGTCGGCGCGCGAGACCGAGCAGGAAGCATTCGTTCGCGAGCGGTCACGCTTGATGGACGGCATGCCGCAATATGACGCGACCGAAGTGCGTGTCGTCGTCCACGAGGATGCTTCCGACCGGATGGTCGACGTGCTCGACCTGCTTCGCTTCGTCGTCGGCGGCCACAATGGCAAGGACGTGCTGCGCATGAAGCGCACGGTCGTTGCGCGCGCCGCCGGCCTGTCGATCGAGCAATGCGGCAGGATCTACGACAAGCACCGGCTCGGCTTCGATCGCCGCGCCATGTGGGACATCAAACAACGGATCATCGGCCAGGTGCTCAAGGGCATCGAGCGGGAATTTGGCCTGGTTCGAACCAGCCGCAGCTTCCGGCGCCTGACAGTGCGCGAGATCGAGAAACGCCGAAAGGACCGCAAGCGCGAGGAAAACCGCCGCCGGCGCGAGGAGGCGGAAAACGCATGAGCAGCTGGGAGGCCACCGGAAAATCTGACGAATGGTACACGCCCGCCTACATTTTCGACGCGATGGGATGCCTTTTCGATCTTGATGTCGCAGCGCCCTTCGAAGGGCCAAGACATGTTCCCTGCCACGGTTGGATTCACGATAGGAGCCTAGAGCGTCATTGGTCTGGGTTTGTGTGGATGAACCCGCCTTTCGGTGGGCGCAATTCCCTTGAACCGTGGCTCGAAAAATTCTTCGCGCATGGCAATGGCGTCGCGCTAACGCCGGACCGCACGAGTGCGCCTTGGTGGCAGGACGCTGCCGAGCGCTCCGATGCTCACCTGTTCACGCGGGGCAAGGTGCGCTTTCTGCGGCCCGACGGCAGCGAGGGCAAGTCGCCTGGCTGTGGCACCACGCTTTTCGCGTCTGGACCGCGCGCCGTTTCTGCGCTGAGGCGCGCCGCATGCGCTGGCCTTGGTTTCTTGGCGCTACAAGCGCCAGCAACCCTGCTTGCGGAGGCAGCCGCGTGATCAACATCGCCATGCCGCGTGACCTGGTCCGCCGCCGCAAGAATGCCGGCTATGCCGCTGTCTGCGCCGTCGGCTTCCCGGCCGATCCCTGTGTGTTTCGGCTCGCCACCGCGGAGAACGTCGAGGCCCACCTTGCCATGCTGCAGCCTGGCAGCTGGCAGGCCTTGCGGTTCGAGCGCCTGGTCTGGACGCCCGGCCTTGCCGTGGCGCGCACCATCGTCGTCGGCGTCGAACGCTTGCTGGCCAGCAGCGCTCTTGGCCATCACTGGTTTCGCTCGAGTCTCGAAGTCCTCGACATCGCCATCGCCGCCGAGGCGATGAGCCTCAAAGCCCAGACCTGGTCGCATGCCGAGTTGGTTGAGCGGCTGCGTGAGCAATCCAACCGTCAGGCCGATCGTTTCGCGGAGGGCGTTTTCTAAAATGTTCCCGACCGCCGATCAGATTGCGCTGGCGCTCGTCGTGGCCTGCCGGCTGAGCGCAACGAACCCGATCCTGACCGCGCTTGGCCAGGTTTCGCATCGGGAGGCGCGCGGCCGGCATCTGGCTTTCGCGGCACTCATCGAGGCGTTCCCCGAGGCGCGCAAAATCGGCATCGCCAGATGCTGCGGATACGGCAAAGGCATGGCCTCGGCCATGGGCAATATCCCGACCTATCGCAAGGCGACCTGGTGGCGTGAGGACTGGATCGACGAAATCGTCGGTCTCCTCGTCGCCGAGCAATATGGCGAGCAGGCCGCGTAACTGTTTTCAAGCTTACCAACCACAAGGAACCGTCTCGCATGAACGCAATCGCAGCCGACCTCGCCCATGCCGTCGACAACGAGCTCAACGTCGTTGCCTTCAAGCCGATGGACCCCGAGACCGAACTGGATCGGCTCGCAAAGGCGCATCGTCTCGGCGTCGCCAAATATGATCAACGCATCTCCGACACCCGCAAGCAGATGAAGGCCGATGTCGCCAAACTGGAGGCTGACCGCGATGCGGAAAAACTTCGGCATGAAGCCGAGATGGCGGTCCTCGCCGGGCGCATCGGTGAAATCAGGGACAAGGCCAACAACGACATGGCGGCCGATCGCAAGCTGTCTGCGTCCTGCCGCGCAGCGCTTGATGCCCTGGTGCGCGAATGATCCGCGCCGGGCTAATCCTCACGCTCATCGCTTTGCCGGCGGTGGCCCATGACGCTCCGCCGAGCGCCGCCATGCCGAAAGGTTGGACATTTGCGTCGCGCTGCTGCGGCAACGGCGATTGCTACCCCGTCCAGACCGACGCCATTCGCGAAAGGCCGGACGGCTATCATATCCTGTCGACCGGCGAGGTGATCCCCTACCAGTCGACGAAGGTCCTGCCGTCGCCCGACGGCCTGCCATATCGCTGCTCGACGGCCGGCAGCGTGCAGGGCGTCACCTATTGCATCTATGTGCCGAAAGGCGGCGTGTGATGTCGCTTGTCCGCTACGACGCCGCCTGCCTCGCCCTGGCCAATGCCAAGACCATCGACGAGGTGAAGGACTTTGCCGACAAAGCCGAGGCGATGCGCGCCTATGCCAGGCAAGCGAAGAACCACCAGATGGAGGTCGACGCGGCCGAAATCCGCATCCGCGCCGAGCGGCGGCTGGGCGAACTGATCGTCGCGCAGAAGACCACGATCGGCCTCAATCCTGGCGGCCGGCCAAAAACCAGTGCCTCGGCGGAACGGCTTCCAGAACAGCCAACCCTTTCCGATGTCGGCGTCGATCGCAAGATGTCGTCGCGGGCGCAAAAAATGGCTGCTGTTCCCGAAGGCGAGTTCGAAGCCATGGTCGGCGACTGGCGCCAGCGCATCGAGATCGAGAACGAGCGCGTCACCGTCAACCTGCTCAAGGCCGGCGAAAAGCGGCTTTCGCGCGACCAGCGTGAGGCCGAGCTTGCAGCCAGGCAGCTGGCGCTGCCGACCGCGAAATTCGGCCTGATCGTGGCCGATCCCGAGTGGCAGTTCGAGCCCTACAGCCGCGTCACCGGCATGGATCGCGCCGCCGACAACCATTATCCGACGTCGAACCTCGACACGATCATGGCGCGCGACGTCGCCTCGATCGCGGCCGACGACTGCATCCTGTTCCTGTGGGCCACGGCGCCGATGCTGATTGAGGCGATCTGCGTGCTCGACGCGTGGGGCTTCGCCGTGCTCGAGCGTGACGCCGAGGTCGGCAACCTGCGGCCGGTCAAGGCCGAGGCGCGCTATGTGACGTCGTTCGCCTGGCTCAAGGAGCGGATAATCACCGGCTACTGGAACCGGGGCAAGCACGAGATCCTGCTCGTGGCGACGCGCGGCCATCCCGTGGCGCCGGACATGCACGATCCGAAACTGCCGTCCTGGTTCGAGGGCGAGGCAATCCAGGCGCCGAGCGGCGAGCATTCGGCCAAGCCGGAACTGTTCCTGGAGTGGATCGACAAGCTTTGGCCCAACACGCCCAAGATCGAGCTTAACCGGCGCGGCCCGGCCCGGCCAAATTGGGAGGCCTGGGGGAATCAGGCCGATCTGCCGCCGCACGATCCGGTGACGGGTGAACTCATCGACGGTGTCTCGTGATCGACACCCGGGCAAAGCTCGACATGGTGCGCGCCATCCTGCTCGCTAAAATCGCATGGCTCGACAGTTTCTCGGCTGGGCGCAGCAAGCGACCCGATCATGAAATCGCGGCACGGCGGCAAGAGGTGCTCGTCCTTCGCGCGATCGCCGAGGATTATGAGGGGAAGGCATGAATTGCTTCAACGGTTTCACCGTTCCCGTTGTGGGCGGTCATCACGCCATGCTGCGCTTCGCCGAGGACGGCCAGGCCGAGCCGGTCCTTGGTCCAAGCGGCAAGCCCAAGCTGTTCCCGAGCGAACTGGAGGCGCAGCGCGCGGTGGTGGAACACCTTCTGAAATACTTCAACGGACGGTTTCGCCGCGAAGGCGCCGTCTTGCCGAGCAACCAATCCGAGATAGCCCGCGTTTTCCGCAAGGGACGTATGATCCCGGTGGAGCACAGATAGGTGGCAATTTCCGGATCCAGGCTGAGAGGCTTTCGCGAAGGCTGGGCGCTCAAGGCGTTCAATGTCGGCAAGGCGCACTATTTTCGCCGCAAGGACATGGGCCTTGTCGCCTCGCTTTGCGGCAGCCAGGACGCGCCGGCCGGATGGCTCTACGATGCAGGATCCGGGGAGCGCTGCGAGCGGTGCGTGAAATTGCGGGGAGCCGAGATCGCGAAAGCGGTGCCAGCCGCCAGAGAGACTGGCCAGGACGAGCGTGGCGACCATTGGATGAGTGATGGGAAGGCCAGCGACTGACGCGCGCTGGCGGGCTTCTAAATCGTCAATGCCGGCTGATCAGCGAAGCGATCTTCGTCAGCCCTTTCGGTGTGACGCGCACCTGCTCGATCATCTTCTCGGAGCCGTCCGCGCGCGGAACCGCCGTCACCTTGTGCTCGAGGTAGCCGGCGATCACCTTGGACTCGTAGCCGAGATAGTTCGATGAGCCGCGCCGCTTGAAGATCCAGCCATTGCGCAGCAGTCTGGCGAAGAACTCCTTCGGCTGCATCTGGAGGGCTTTGGCAGCATCGGTGATGCAGAGCGAGCCGTCGGCCGCGGCAATGCGCTGAAGCGCGTCATGCGACGGGCGGAGTTGGGCGACTTCCTTCTGGAGCTCCAACGCCTTGTCGGCATACGAGGCCAGTAAGCCGCGAAGCGTGGCCGGGTCGTTTAGGTCCACGGGCGGAGCGGCTTTCTTGAGAGCCGCATCCATTTGATCGAAGGCATCCATATAGGCCAGCTTGAAGTCGAGCGCCTTCGGACCGGTGAACCCCATCCCCAAAAGCGTGAAGCCTTGCCGCGTCATATCGAAGTAGCGGTGCTGCTGCTGGCGGGTCTCCGGAAGGGTGTAGACCCCCTGCGCAAAATGGAGCAGGGCCAGGCTGGGCTTCTGTTCGATGAGATTGTCGATCGCGCGGATCACGTCGCGGTGGTTCTTTTCGAAGTAAGCCGCCACGTCGCGGCTCGTCGCGAAGACCTCGCCATTGCGCGCGAACACGACCGGCGTCGCTTCATTGACGTAACTGACCGCCGCTTGTGTCATGGCGCATGCACCTCGACAAAATGGATATTGCCCGGAAGCGCGCAGGTGAGCCGGGGTGCGACGGCAATTCCCATCTCCGCGCCGTAGACGGCCATGTAGCGCTGAAGCTGCTTCGTCGCCCTATCGTCGAAGGCGACTAGCTTGACCTCGACCGGGCACTTCCGCATCTTCCATTCAACGAATCCATCAGGGATGTTCCTGCGGTTGCATTCCACGGTCGTCTGCCGCGCGCCAGGAAGGTAGCGCACCAAATTTTTGTAGAACTCGCCTCGGATGTCGGATTCCTGGACCTTGGCATCATTAATGCTTTTCATGATGAGCAAAGCGACACCCTCTCTCAGGTGTGACAGGAGAAAGGTTGCATCGATGCCCTTCAACAATTCCCTGGCCTTTGTTGGCTCGTACATGGCCATGCGAGCTATCTCATCGAGTTGAAGCGCCTCACGGCAGACTCGCGCCGCGTGAGCCGCCAATTGGAGATCGCTAAGGTGCGCCTGTTCCTCTCGCATCGTCGTTGCTCCGGTCGACTCGTTGGTAACCAGGAAAGTGTATGATGTAACCAATTTGGTTGCAAAATATTTGGCATGAAAACGCCCGCCGCGAGGACCAGTCGCGGCGGGCACCTCGGCCCCACGGAGAAAAGGCCGAGGCTGTTCGCTACATCAGCATCGTGCGGGCATGTGCCTGGCGCAGTTGGGATTCCATCGTGCGGATGGTCCGCGATGCTGCCGCCAGCGTGTCGGCCCATTTGTCGGCCCGGGTTGGGTCGACGGATTTCAGCGCCACGCACTCCCCGTCCTTGAAACCGGCCGCGATCGCCGTGACGATCCGCTCGACGGTGCGCTCCATCCTGCTCATGGCGGCGATGTCGTCCTTCGACGGTTCGGGTCGATCGTCGAACATGCCACCCTGCTCGATGCGGTCGCGCACGGCTTGCGCCGCCGCCTTGACGCCCGACCAGTCTTTCAGCTTGCCGCTGGTGAACAGCTTCACAATTGCCATCTGCTCATGCTTCGGCAGGTCGACCAGATAGTTCGCGTGCCCGAGTGGGAACTGGTTGGCGTCGACCAGGCTCTGGATGGTCTCGTCCAGATTGAGCAGCGCCGTGCGGTCGGCGATCCGCCGCGGCTGAACGCCGAGATCCTTCGCCAGTTTCTCCACGGTCCAGCCCATGTCGAGCATCGCCTTGAACGCGCGCGCCTCCTCGACAGCACGCAGATCGGCGCGCTGCAGGTTCTCAATGATCGCTTTCAGCGCCATCTCGTCGTCGCTCATGTCCTCGACCTCGCAGAGGATGGTCGGCGTCTTGCCGAGCGCGCCGTCGTCCGCAAGCAGGCAATGGGCCCGCCAGCGGCGCTCGCCGCCGACGATGATGAAATGCTCGCCGGCTGGCCTGACCGTGATGGCCTGCATGAGGCCGCGCTCGCGGATGGAATCGGCCAACTCGCGCAGCGCCTTGACCTCAAAGAGTTTCCTTGGCTGCCCCGGATTCGGGATGACCTGGGTGAGGGGGATGCGCTTTTTCATGACCGGCCCTCCGCTTTGGCAATGGCAGCGTCAATCGTTGCCTCGATGTCGGCTATGATATGCATTTCCGCGTTGTCGCTGTCGGCGTCATGATAACTGCCAATCTTGCCGGCAACTGTGATGAGTGCCGACAGCAGATCGGGCCGCGCCTGTTCGCGCGGGATTGCCGCGCGCAGTCCGGCGAGGATGTCTCCAATGCCTTCCTGCGTCTCGTCGTCTTCAAAGCCGCTGATGAAGGACTCTGCCTGAGTCAGCGCGTCGACGGTATCGCTGGCGTGGTCTGCGACCGGTGAATCGGCGGCCACCATTTCGTCGGTATGCCAGCCGTCGTTGGTCGCGGCCATTGCTTCGCCAAGATCACCTCCGTAGACGTCCTTGAAATCGTCTAACGTGGTGGCGAGCGTCCCGGCGTTCTCGAATGCGTAATCCCACAAGTGGGAGTCGCGCTCCTCCTCGCTCGCGAATAGGTGAAGCTCGCAAGCCCGGTCATTGTCGATTGCCAGCGCAAAGCAGCTGCTGACGATGACGGGCGCTGGCGGCTTCGGATCATATTCGCTCGGCAGGCTGTGCCCCGCCCAATCGCCGAGCTCCTCGCCGGTGTCGTCGTCGGAGGCGTCGATCACGGCCAGATCCTGGCCGCTGTCGGTGGTCGTTTCCTTGATGTCGATGTGCTCGCCGATATAGTCGGCGGTGAGGAGCTTCATGCCCTCCTCTACCGTCTCGGCCTTGACCACGACGTTCCCGTAGCAGCGGAGGTTTACGCCCATGTGGAAGTTGATGTTACGCATTGGCCTGGCCCTCCGCCTTCGCGATGGCCGCATGAAGCTTTGCCGCCAGCACCGCATAGGGCAGATGGGCGTTTTGAGGCGTGATGCTGTCGAGTGGCCAGCAACCGGCGATCTCTTTCAGAACAGCCAGCATGTCGGCGGTGACCGTCTCGACGTAAGCGACGGTGTCGCGCTGGTCCTGGTGACCGCGTTTGTCGGTCGTGCCGGCGAGGGAGCCGATCAGCCGAAGCTGGTCGACCAAGGCAGGCCCATGGGAAGGGCCGGTGACTGGCGGAAGAGGCCGTTGGCGGCTGTGCACCAACGCGACCAGGCGATCGAAATTCGCGTCCGGCATGCGGATCGCTTCGCCGACCGGGTCTGCCATGAAGGCTTCGACCTGGTCGCGATGTGAGGCGAGGGCCGATCCCCAATTGGCGTCGATCACGCCGGCGGTTAAGAGGTCGAGCTTATCGAGGCCAAGCAGGATACGAAGGGCATTATGGAAGCGGGCGGCGTTCATGCCAGTTCCCTTTCGATCTTGTCGGATAGAGGCTTGAGCACCTCGTTCCAGATCGCGTTGCAGATTTCGTTGTCGCTGTAGTCGGCCACGACGTCCCAGCCATCGTTGCCGTAGATCAGCTGGAACCAGCCCAACTTGTCGCCGGCAGCGTTGCGGATGACGATGCCGTCTTCGTCGGTCGACGCCAACGCGGCCATGATCTCGGCCTTGTCGGTCGACTTCCTCACCGGCCAGTCTTCCCCGTCGCTAACGGAGATCACATAGCCGCGCTTCAAGCAGCCATCCACCAGGGCGGTGCACATGCGGCGCTCGGCCTTCATGCGTCGAGCTAGCGCCGGGCTGTAGTTGCGGTGATCGTAGTCGGAGGCGTTCGCGATGGCTTGATCGAAGCCGGTCTTGATGGTCGTGGTCATGGTCTTCTCCGTGGTAGAGGAAATCGATGCCGCTCCGGCGGCTATGCTATGCCTGGCCCGTGCTCCCGAGCAGCTTTCGGCCGCCGGATGAATGAGCGAGAAGTCACCAATCGCCAGCCCGCATTCGTCGGGTTTGCCTGGCAAAGGCTGCAGCGGTGAAAGGAAGCGGCTTTCGGGCATCGATTTCGGTTTTTCCTAAGTACATCAATAACTTAGTACGTAACCGAAATGGTTACAAGTGGTGCCAGGAATAAAAAGCCGAATATTTTCCGCTGCTTATGTCGTCAGAGAACCGGCTGGAACCGGCCCTTGAGGACTTCGGCGGAGATCGAGCGCTTGTCGTCGCCGCGCTGGATCTGCGCCTGGTCCGGATTCTCCGGATCGAAGCCGATCACCTTCCAGAGATTGCCGTCGCCGTCTGGCGCCTCGGCGCCGATATAGAGGGTGACGTCCAAGGGCTCCGGCTTGGCCTGCTTGCGATATTGCGCAGGCAGCTTCGGATGCTGCCACGCACAACCCTGGTCTTCCAGGCCATATTCAAACACCTCGATGCCGAGCTGTTCCTTGAGCCACACCGAGATGTAGGCGCGGTGGCAATATTTGTTGTCCGTCGGCGCCTCGTAGCATAGCAGCGCCGCGTCCTTGCCCGCCGAGAGGTCTTCGATCTTGGCCACCACCTTGCGGGCATCGAGGCGGGCCAGTCCGTCGAAATAGAGCTGCTTGTAATCGCGGTCGCTGGCGGTGGAAAACCAAGGTCCTGGTGCGAGTTCCGCCATCTTACGGAACCCTGCCGGATATCCGCGAGGCGTGCCCCTGGAAACCCCGATTTTTTGGATCGTGGTGGGTAGGGGATGGAACCAGCTCGAAGTGAAAATGCGCATCTTGTGTCTCTTTCCGTGGTAAGGGTTTGGACAGGTCAAATCATAACTTTTGAGGACTTCCGCGGCAACCAAAATGAACCCATGTGTTGCCGTTTTGGTGCGTTGCTCTAGCCGTACATCTGCATTACGTATGGGTTCTCTCTTGCGCTTCCGGGCGCGATTCCGTGGTAGGTATCGAGAGGAAGGCCGGCCAGGGGCAACCCGGTCGGCCTTTGAAATCTGCGGCGCGGCAGGCTTTCGAACGTGCGCTGCTCGGGCCAGTTCATCCAGATCGAAATCGCCTCGAAGCTGAGCCAGCGCGGCAGGCTCTTGAAGTCGCCGGTCAGCGAGCGGCCGCAGAGAAAGCCGTTGCCGGCGAACTCCGGCCCGTCGGGGAAGAACCGAAACGTCGTCTTCGCCGCCTCGCCGGTGATCCACACATCGAGATCATGCGTGAGCTCGACCCGCTCGGGGAAGGCGCAGCGCAACATGCCGCCGATGAACTCGTCGCCGAATTTGTGCGGCGTGGCGAGGTCGAAGACGCGTCTGAGGCGGGAATCGATCATTATAAAACGCATGGCATAAGGTTCCTTTCGTGGATCCGGTTTTCGATGACGGGCGCCTTCTCGGCTTCCCAGATTTCCAACCACCAGGACGCCAGCTCGGCGTGGTAGCGATGGTCTTGCGGCCGGCGCCGCGGCATCGTCACTTCCCGCTGGATCCAGTCGAGCCTGGCCTTGACTGTGGGGAGGTAGAGCATCATCCGGAAGGCGTCCGCGAGACGCATGTCGAGGGCATAGTTGCTGGTCGGACCGAGCGGGGAGATGTCGCAATGCCACGACGACCAAGTGTCCAGCGCGTCGTTGATGCCGGCGGTCATGACACCGCCTTCATGCCGGGATGGAACGGCTGCTCGAAAGCCATCTTCGCGAAGGCCGCGCGGATTTCCTCCGTCACGATCTCCACCGTTGGCTGGTCGCCCTTGCCGAGATATTCTTTTGCCAGCGCGTCCGCCGCGCCGACTGGACCCATGGGGCCAAGCACGGGATGATCCTTCATCTGGAAGTCGCCGCGATCCCAACTCTCGGTGACGCGACGGCGGCCAATGACAAGCGCCCTCTCCATGGTCATGTCGACGAAGATGCGCATCCCGACGGGGGGGACGAAATTGGGCACGAATGCATCCTCGTGCCAGTCAGCGTGGCGGAGGAGGTCCTTGCCGTTCCGCGACTTCACACCGAAGGGGGTAACGCCGTCTCGGCTGTTCCAAATCCATTCGATCTCGCCGGCCTCACTGGTGTACTTCATCAACGAGTAGGCTTCGGCGCTTCTGCGGGTAACTTGGCGTGTGGTGGGCATTTCGTCGGTTCTCCGTGGTATGGTTGAAAACGTACAGTGTAACCAAAATGGTTACAATAGGGTCAAGCTAAAAGTGATTGCGCCTGCCGTCCTTCCAGAGCTTGACGGTGATCGTGTTGACGTAGGTTCCGACCTCGGCGAACGAGCCGGCCGGCAGATCGCGGAATTGCCCCTTCATCTTCTCGATGAGGGCGCGGAACGCGATCGCCTTCCTGGTCTCGCGGAACTCGGTCCCGGCCGACATGATCGCGGCCAGGCAGCCATCGGGCTTGAGGAAATCGAGCGCATGGACGACGTGGTCGATATCGCGCTCCAAGTCGAAGGGCGGGTTCATGACGATGCGATCGTAGAGGCCGGTGACCGACGGGCGCAGCGACAGGAAATCGGTGGCGTAGACCTTGCGGTAGAGCCCCTGTGCCTGGAGGGCGCCGGCCAGCGCCGGCTGCAGTTCGACGCAATCGACATGGTTGTCGAAGCGATACTCTTTGCGCCAGCGCTCCATCTTGTCGGCTTGTCCGTAGCCGCAATGGTCGGAGAAATCCTTGATGCTGGAGAGGCAGCGCCGCGCCAGATTGCCGGTGCCGGCGCTCGGCTCGAGGACTGTCAGACGTGGCTGGTCGGCCGGCTGCGTGAGCGGGATCCCCTTCAAGATCTCGTGCGCTGCGCCGTCGGGCGTCGGGAAGAAGCCGAAGTTCCTGGCCGGCGTGGTCTTGCGGTTGCGGAACAGGTCGTCCGGCTCTTTGGTCATGCCGTCGCCGATCACTTCGCCGTAATATTCGGCCAGCATCTTGTTGACCTTCTCGACCAGGTCGTCGCGGGTAAACCACAGATGGGCGTTGCCGTTCTTATAGGCTACCACCTTGAAATAATCGCCGTGATGCTCGGATTGCTGTGGCTGATAGCCCCGACGCTCGGCTCGCACCTGGTTCTCGATGCTGTTGTACGTCGGCCTCTTGCCGTCGAGGACAGAGAACGTCCGCTCGATGTCGCGCACGGTCTCCCATGTCCCGCCCCACGATATAGTCCCGCTGTCGCGGTCAAAGGCGTAGGTCAGGATCATTCGGCTCCCGACCTTGAAACCGTCGTGCGAGCGGAACCGGCGGTCGAGATTGGAAAAGGCAGTGGCTATGCCGCGCCGGAAAATCATCTCGGACTCGCCGGCCCACTTGTCGATCGTGGCGTAGACGTTGTCGACAGTGACCGGCGGGATCCCCATGATCTCGTCGAGATTGACCAACTCCTTGCCGTCGCCGTGGCGATGATCGTAGCGCTCCGGCACCCATTTCAGCGTGTCGCACAGCTCGTCCTTGGCCTGCTTGTCCATCAGGACTTCGAGGTCCGTCATCTTGACGAGATAGTTCCAGCACGAGATGTCGATAAGGCGGATCGCCGTGCGCTTCCATTGTTCGGCTTCGGGGAGGTTGACGGCTTCGAAGAACGCCTTGATTTCCCGGTTGTCGCGGTCGCCGTAGCGAGAGCATGCGTGTTCGCCGGCGGCGACTTTCCAGAGCGATGCAGCCTTCCTCAACTCTCCATCGCACTGCTCAAGGGAGGCGAATGCGCCGTGATAGGCGGCCACTGCGGCATCGCGATAAGCGACGATCTGCTCGACCGTATTGCGGGGAATGAGCGCGTTCATTCGCCACCTCGGCACCGCGATTGTCCAAGGTTCCGCAGCGCGTCGTTTCCCTTGTCGGTCGCCATAAGATATTCGTGTCGAAGCCAATGGGCGAGGCCGAGCGCTACCAAGCGCAATGCCGGTCTGCTTTTCTGCACGGCCCTCACGCCGTCAGTTGCTTCGATCAACAGCCACCATTGGGCGCGGGTTAGGTCGCTGGTTTTCATCACTTTGGTCGTCTGCATTGGTCTGGTCTCCGTGGTACGGGTTGGCGGGCGACGGGAACGACCCGCCGCCCTATCGAAAGGGTTGGTTTCAGGCCGAAGCCCTTGGCGTCATCGCCCCTCCCTCGCTCGTTTCGGTGAAATCCTCATCGTTGCGGCGAGGCCGGGAGACGCGCTCCCGGCAGGACGGACAGCGGCAGTCTTCGCTGTCATCGAAGGGGAAGGGCGAGAGGCAGTCGTCGCAGTAGGGCATCGCCAGCCTCAATCCATGTTGCAGTGAACGAGCGCGGTCGCGTAGTCGACGCCGGTTTCCTCGGCGTAGACAGCGGCCTGATCGCCGGGGCGGTTGGCGGCGAACCGCGCCTCGGGCTCGAAAGCGTTGCACATCGTCAGCAGCAGCTCAGCGTCGTGCTTGTTCTGGATGCCATGGCAGAGCACGACGTCGCAGCCGCCGACCTGGTTGGTCTTGCGATAGATCGAGTAAGGCCAGCCGGCGTCGGATTCGTGCAGGTGCTCGCCGTTGTCGCCTTCCGAGCCGATGAAAAAGCCCGGCTCGAAGCTGCCTTCTGTACGCCAATTCAAGATTGCATTGTGGGAGGCCATTTTCCTACTCCGCGAGTTCGCGGGAGGCCCGCTGCTGATAAGCGATGATGCTTGCCTCGACCGGCTGCATTTTCCATTCCGCCATGAGTTTTATGGCGAGCGAGTGCGGCGCCGAGCCACCACCACTCGGTGTGCAGGCCAGGAGCGAGGTGAGAAGAATTTGCTTCTCGTTGTTGCTGAGGTCCATGTTTGGTCTCCGTGGTAGCGAATTTCTTAGTAACCACAACAACTTAGCATGTAACCAATCTGGTTACAAGTAGGTGACGCTAAAAGATGAACGCCAGCTGGTCATGCCTTCAAGGTAGACAGCCGTGCCCGCGCCGCGTCATAGGTCGCGCGATCAATGCCGCCCTCGTGGAGCGCCCTTCGCTGGGCGGCGCGGTCGCCAAAGCCAAGCAGGTAGAGCCGGCAATCGAACGTCTTGCAGATCGCCGGCGCCCGGTCGTGGATGGTGCAGCCTGCTTTGCCGAGATAGACGCAGGCGCCGTCCGCGTTCTGGCGGACGGCAAAGCCGCTCTTGCCCGTGATCGGATTAAGGGCCGGCAGCGCATCGTAGGCCGCAACGATGTCGCCATGCTCGGGGAACAGGAAGATCAGTTCCTTCCGGCAGCAGACGGTGCAGCCATTGCACGGTACGCTAGCCATTGGTCGCTCCCTGATGCTTGGACGCGTCCAAATGCGCAGGAGCCTCGCAAGCATCATGGCAATCGCCGTTGTTGCCGAGACATTCAGGATCGCCCTTGGGGCAGCCATCATCTTCGGCCGCTTCATCGATCTCGGCCAGGTCGATCTTGGTCTCGTTGCCGGCCTCGTCGACCATCGTGAAGACGCTCGCGGTCGAATGCGGCTTGCGAAGGACATCCCAGGCCCAGCGGGCGGCGGCTTCGGGATCGCCTTCGCCCTCGTAGTCGATCTCCCATGTGACGAGATAGCGGGGCATCACGCTGCCTCCGCGTCGGTGCCGTCGATCTCGGCGAGGAGCTTTCGGGCTGCTTCGCGCTCGCCATGATCGGCCCAGCCGCTGCGTGTGGCCATCTCGTCCACCTGGCGCAGGAGGTCGCGAAGGCGCGTCTCGAGCTCGGCGGCTTTCCAGATCGCGCCCTCGGCGCATTCCTGGCATTCGCCGCCGAAGATCGTTTTGCCGGTCCAGTTGTCGACATGCTCGTAATCGGCGCACGATTCAGCGATAGCCTCCTCGTCGTCGTCGGCATCGCAATGGTTCGCGATATGGTTTTCCCGCATGTCGGCGCGCGCCTTTTCCTCGGCTTCCTCGTAGCTGGCGGCGCGCACCACCGTTCCGTAATTGCCCTGGTCGTCGTCGTTGTCAGCCCATTTGATGAGAACGGAATAGGTCTTGAGGTCGCTCATCAAACAGCCTCCCCATCGATCTCGATCAACTCGTTGTTCGCGGGCTCGTCCAGTGAAACCTCGCAAAGGATCGGATCGCCGTTCGGCCACGCGCCGAGGTTCGCGGAGTTGCCGTCGATATGCTCCTTCATCATCGCGCTGGCATGCTCCTCGCTGTCTGCGCGGAACCGGATCGAGGCGAACAGCTTCACGTCGAACATGTACTCGTGCTTGCCCATCACGCACCGCCTTTCGCAAGCTGGGCGATCAGCGCATCGGCAATCCGGCACGCTTCCCGAACGCCAGCTGAGAGGTACTCGTCGCCTGTGTGGCCGTATCGGACCATGTCCGACCGGGCTCCGGACAAGGCGTGAGGGAGCGCTTTCCCCGCGAAATAGGCGCGAAGCGACATGCCGCCTTCGGAAACCGCCACTTCGCAGACCTTCATCATCGTTGGAAATGCCGGCCCGCCGTCGTTCACTTTCTCGGTCATCGTTTCTCTCCGTGGTAGTGGATGGTGCCAATTCGGTTGCAAATCTTTCTTGACAGAATGCCGGGGGGGGGGAGCAGAAAACATGCAGCCTGATTCTGCTGTGCCTTCCACCTCACCCCCCGAGTCTGATCAGCCAGTGATGGCGCGCGTTCCTGCGCCGTTGTTCACCGGGCGATTGAACGTTGCGCGGTCGCCGGCTGCGACGCCGGCCGCGAAGGCACCGCTGTTGCCCTTCATTCCGTGCGAATGCGAGCCGGAGCGAAGATTCATGCCGAGCTGGCCGAAGGCCCTGTTGACCAGCGCCATCTTGACGATGACCAGCGACTTGCCGCGACCGTTCGGGCGGGCCTGCTGCTCGCGTTCGTCAGCCAGGCGGTGAAGGCGCTCATTCATGCGGCTGATGCAGCCGACCATAAAACCCTTCTGGACGTCCCAAGGGCCGGCGCCGGCGCGGTTGTAGCGCTCGGTCATGAACTTGACGGTCTGGTTGCGGACGAACAGGTCGAGGCTCTCGATCAGCCAGATGGCGAACTGCCGGTCCTGCTCGGTGCCGAAGAACGTCATCGTGTCTTCCTTGCGCGAGAGCCAGACCTTGCAGTCGCAGTAGCGGCCGACTTCCAGCGCCAGATGATCCTTGATCACGTAGGTCTTGAAGTTGTCGCGCTTGACCTTCTGAGCCGCGATCGTCTCTGCGTCGAGCTCGATCTGGTCCTTGGTGAGGCCGTATTTGTCCATGAGTTCGCGGGCCTTGGCCATTGCCTCGAAAGCCTCGGCTTCGGTGGCGCCGGCATCGGTCGTCTTGGCGAGCAAAGCCTTGATTTTCGCTGCCATCTTCTTCTGTTGAGCGGTCATTTCAGGTCTCCGTGGTAGGGTTGGTTGCGCGTAACCATTTTGGTTACAAAGCGGGCGAAGTAAAGGGAATTATTCGGCGAAGGCCACAAAGCCAGCGTCTGCAAGCTGGCGCCAGAATTCGCGGCACTGCTCGCGGGTGAAAATGCCGCTTGGCTCGTCCTCGCACCGCCAGTTCGTGGAACGGACGATCATGTGCTCCTGGTCATCCTCCAACTCGGTGAAATACACCGCCACCAGGAAGCCATCATGTGGGGACCTGAGCTGGTGGCATGTGCCCTGGGTCTGTTTGAGACCGAAGAGGGAGCTACCGGTTCTGCGATGACGCCAGCCGCTAACCATCCGGCTATGCGCTGAGTGCTTTTGGAAATCGGTCATTTGTGTTTCTCCGTGGTAAGAAAGTTGTTTGATAACAACAACTTAGATCGTAACCAGATCGGTTACAAGTAAAAAGCGATCGCAGCAACAAAAATAGCGAGGCGGCGTGTTTCAGGGCGTTGTGCCGAAAGAGTGCATCGCGCAGATCCTTCGCGTTTCCGAGGTCGACACCTGGGGCAGGGTCTATAACTGCTGCTCGGGAACGTTCCGCTTCGAGCAGATCACGCTGGCAACGTTCCCCGGTGTCGAGATGCACTCGAACGACGTCAGCCTGTACTCCTCGGCGATCGCCGGCTATGTGCTCGGCAATCCGCTCGACTATGAGTTTCACGGCGCGCTCGACTTCGTCAACGAGCATGATTTTCGCGAGCCGGACCAGCGCCTGGCGGCACTCGCCGTCGCCTTCAATCTCGGCCGCTTCGTCGGCGGCAAGGCCAACGCCTACAAGACCAGCCATCGCACCCACCTGGTTGCGAACTTCGCCGGCTATGTCGAGCGCACCCTGGAGAAGGTCCGCAAGCTTCCCGGGATGATCCCGATCAAGAGCTACGCGCCGCGCGACTGGCTGCTCCACATGGAGGAGGCGATCGAGCGCAAGGCCGCCGTGTTCAGCTACCCTCCGTTTTTTTTGAACGGCTATGAAAAGATGTTCGCCTTCCTGGCCGAGAACATCAAATGGGACGCGCCGCAGTATCAGATTTTCGATCCGAAGAACCTGCGCGGCATCATCGAGCGCGTGCGCCAGGCCGGCGTGCCCTATTGCATCCTCTCCGACCAGGTCTACGAGGATCTCAAACCGGAGCTGGAGTTCATCTCCGGGCGCGGCAAGCCGCACTTCTGCTACGTCTCGACGGGCAAGTCGTCCTATCTGCAGCTGGTGCCGCGCTCAGCGCCGTTCCGCTACAAGCCTGTCGACCTTGCCAAGATCAAGCCGGATTCGGTGGTGACCATCGGCAAGGCCGACGCTGCCCAGATGACGTTTCTCAAGGACGTCTACCTGAAAAAAGGCATCGTCCACACGCCGGGCATGGTGAACTACCTGGTCCGCGTCGACGACATGCTGGTCGGCGGGCTGATCTACAACATGGACAAGTTCACCCGGCAATCGATCTACCTGCTTTCGGACTTCGCCATCTCGCGCGAGGGCAGACTGTCGAAGCTCGTCACCAGGCTCGCCTGCAATGGGGAACTGTTGCGCGACCTTGGGAAGCGCTTCATCGACCGTTTCGACAAGGTGCAAACCTCAGCGTTTTCGGACCATCCCGTTTCGATGAAATATCGCGGCATCTTCGAGCAAACCAAGCGCGAAGAGATCGGCGCGCCCGAAGGCAAGTTCAGGCTGCATTACGTCGGCGCCCGCATCGATGAGACGCCGCAACAAGCGTTCGAGTGGTGGTATGGCAAGCACTTCAACCGCAGTTGACTGGAAAGCCCTCGACATCGAGGCGCGCCAGGTCGATCCGAAGACGCTCAAGCGCCGCGAGAAAAACGCGCACTACATGGCGCCTGCGATGTTCAAGCGCCTGGTCGAGAACGTCAAGATCGACGGGCGCCTGACGACAACCGTTCTCGCCTGCCAGGACAAGGACGGTTCGCTCGAAATTCTGTCCGGTCATCACCGCACCGCGGCCGCGATCGAGGCAGGCCTTGCCCTGGTCGACGCGCTCGTCATCACCACGCCGCTGACCGAAAAGCGCAAGGTGGCGATCCAGCTCAGCCACAACTCGATCAACGGCGAGGACGACCAGTCGCTGCTGGCCCAGCTTTACGCCTCGCTCGATATCGACGCCAAAAAATTCTCCGGTCTCGACGACAGCGTGCTCTCCGGCGACAAGGGACCTGGGGCCGCAGCACTCGGCGGGGCGAACATCAAATACGACGAGCTGCTATTCGCCTTCCTGCCGGAGGAGCGCGTGCAGTTCGAGGTCGAAATGGAGGCGCTGGCCAAAAGGGCCAAGCGCTTCCGCATCCATGCAGCGCCGCAATCCACGTTCGACGGCTTTTTCGATGCCATCGTGCGCACCAAGCAGCAGCTCAACATCGTCAATTCTGGCATAGCGCTTTCGGTGATGGCGCGCCTGGCCGGCGAACGTCTCGATCAGCTCGAGGCCGAGCAAGACGACAAGCCCGATGCGGCATGAGATTTTCTGGTAACTCGAAGCGGAGCTTCAAACCAAATGCAACGTGATTTCCGGCCGGTGGCCGAAGCACGTCCAATCACCTATGGCACGATCGCCGATCTCAAAATGGCAAACGGTAGGGTCTACCGGGCAATCTTTGGGTTCAAGGCGAACGTTTGTGCCTGGTGGCCAATGGGCGGATATCGCAAGCGCGCAATCGGCACGGCGGAGCCTGTCGCGTTGTCGGTCATAAAAACCGGCGATGTAGACCATTTGGATTGGCAAGAGGCAGCTCTGCGCCAGCATGCAGATCCGCGCAACCTCTTACACGTTTGCCACTCGCGCCCGCGAGTCGTGTCGTGATCCGGACCAAGTCGATCGCAACCGCCGCGAAGCCGAAGGCAAAGGGCAAGCCTGCTGGCGGTTCAAAGGCCAAGGCGCCGGCAGTTGCAGAGGCTGAGGCCGAGGCGAAAAAAAAGCCCGTCGGCGCCAACAAGAAATCGAAGCTCAAGGCGAAGCGTCCTATCAAGCAGAAGCCGGCTCCAAAGCCGGACGCTGCACCGAAACCTGAAGCGCGCCAAAAGCCAGGGCCGGCGCCAAAGCTAGGATTGAAGGATGTAGAGCGCGTCATCGCGATGCTCCGCAACTGCGGCGGCATAAAATCGGTCGCGGCTGAGAAGCTCAACGTCAGTCGGCCGACGCTTCACTCGTTCCTGAATGACCATCCGGAAGTCCAGGAAGCCGCCGCCGAGATCGATGAGGAGATGCTTGACGTCGCCGAAGGTCGCGTCGTCATGGCGATCCGCGCCGGCGAGATGCAGACCGTGCGCTGGTATCTGGAGCTGAAAGGCAAGGAACGCGGCTATGTCCGCCGCGTCGAGCAAACCGGCAAGGGCGGTGGTCCGGTCGAGACCCGGCAGGCGCCCGACCTCTCCGGATATTCCGAGGCCGAGTTGGCGCAACTCCTGACGATCGAGGAGGCTCGGCAAAAACGGGAAGCGGGCGCCTCCCAGGCGAAGTAAATGGCGCGCCCCGATGGCGGCGCCAGGCCGACGCTGGACGAATTGCGCATCGAGCTCGACCGCCGCGCCTGTGAGCGCTCGCTGTCCGAGTTCGTCAAGCGCGGCTGGCATGTGCTGGAGCCCGGCCAGCCTTACAGCCACGGCTGGCACATCGATGCCATTTCCGAGCACCTCGAGGCGGTCAGCGCCGGGGAAATCCTGCGGCTGCTGATGAACGTGCCGCCCGGCACGATGAAGTCGCTGCTTTCCGGCGTGTTCTTCCCGGCATGGGAGTGGGGCCCGCAGGACATGCCGCACCTGCGGTTCATGGGCACGTCCTACAAGGACTCGCTGGCGATCCGCGACAACGTCAAGACCCGCCGGCTGATCCAGTCGCAATGGTATCTGGATCGCTGGGGCGATCGCTTCGCCATGATCGGCGACCAAAATACGAAAACCAAGTTCGAGAACGACAAGACCGGCTTTCGCGAGGCGATGGCGTTCAACTCGATGACCGGCTCGCGCGGCGACCGCGTGCTGCTCGACGATCCGCTCTCGGTGCAGATGGCGAAGTCCGACACCGAGCGCCAGACCGCCAACGACACGTTCCACGAATCGCTGCCGACCCGCCTCAACAACCCGGACACGTCGGCCATCATCGTCATCATGCAGCGCCTGCATGAAACGGACGTTTCGGGCACGATCCTTGCCGGCGACTACGGCTACGAGCACCTCATGCTGCCGATGGAGTTCGAGCCCGAGCGCAAATGCTACACATCGATCGGCTTCGAGGATCCGCGCAAGGTCGATGGCGAACTGCTGTTCGAGGCCAGGTTTTCCCGCACCGTCGTCGATCGCGACAAGAAGATCATGGGCAGCTACGCCTCGGCCGGGCAATTCCAGCAACGCCCGGCGCCGCGCGAAGGCGGCATGTTCCATCGCGAGTGGTTCGACAGCATCCGCGCTGTTCCGGCGGGAACCCGCTTCTGCCGCGGCTGGGACATGGCGGCCAGCGACGAGAAGGACTCGGCCTACAGCGCTGGCGTCAAGATCGGCGCGATGCCGGATGGCCGTTTCGTCATAGCGCACGCCACGCGCGGCCAGTTGCTTGCCGGTGGCGTCGAGAAGTTGATCAAGACCACGGCGGCGGCCGACAAGGCGCAGCACGGCGGCAATGTCATGATCTCGCTGCCGCAGGATCCCGGCCAGGCGGGAAAAGCCCAGGTCGGCTACTACGTCAAGCAGCTGGCCGGCTACAACGTGCGCAAGTCGCCGGAGTCGGGCGACAAGATCACCCGGGCCGAGCCCCTTTCGGCGCAGGCTGAGGCCGGCAACGTCGTCATCCTGCGTACAGGAGACCAGGCCAAGGATGCCTGGATAGAACCGTATCTCGACGAAATCTGCATGTTCCCCAACAGCAAATTCAAGGATCAGACCGATGCGTCGAGTCGCGCCTTCAATGAGCTGGCGACGCGCAAGAAAGAAACCAAGACCAGCTTCGCGGACATGCACTGATGGCTAACAACGTCGACAACCACCATCCCGACTACGATCTTCGTGTCGAGGAATGGGCGCTGATGCGCGACGCGGCGCGTGGCGAAACGGCCATCAAGGACGCCGAGACGACTTATCTCCCGATGCCGTCGGGCTTCACCAAGCGGCCCGATGGCGGCGTTGCCCTGTTCGGCGCCTACAAGCTGAGGGCGCAATTCCCGGAGATCGTCGGGCCTACGATCGGCGGCATGGTCGGCGTCATCCATCGCGTCGAAATCCAGATCGACATGCCGCAGGCCATGGACGGCCTCTGGGAGAAGGCCACGATCGACGGCATGCCGCTCGAGGCGCTGGCCGCCAAGATCACCGGCGAGGTCCTGACCACCGGGCGCTTCGCCCTGCTTGCCAGCGCGCCAAGCGCCGGCGGCGAGCCGTATATCTCGACCTATTGCACCGAGGCGCTGATCAACTGGTCGGAAGCCCGCGATTTCTTCGTGCTGGACGAGTCCGGCCTGGTCCGCGAAGGCTTCGATTGGGTCGAGAGCAAGCGATATCGTGTGCTCGAGCTGGTCGACGGCAAGTATCAGTCCACCGAATATTCCGGCGGTACGCTTGCGGCCGGCACGCCCGTCAAACCGACAGCCAAGGGCGGCACGCCGCTCGAAGAAATCCCGCTGGTCGTCGTCGGTCCGCGCGACCTGTCGCCTTCACCTGAGACGCCGCCGCTGATCGGCGTGGCGCGCTCGGCGGTCAACATGTACCAGCTCTCGGCCGACTATCGCTGGCAGCTGTTCATGACCGGCCAGGAAACGCTGTTCATCATCAACGGCGATGAACCCGAAATCGTCGGCGCCGGCGTCATCGTCTCGCTCAAGGCCGATGGCGAGCAGACCCCGGATGCGAAATATGTCGGTCCGTCCGGCACCGGCATCGACGCGCACAAGGTGGCGATCACCGATGAGCGCGACGCCGCGGCAGCTGCCGGCGCCAAACTGTTCGATACAGCCTCGCAGGCGCAGGAATCGGGCGACGCCAGGCGGCTTCGCTTCGCCGCCCAGACCGCAACGCTGGTCACCATCGCCCAGGCTTCGGCAAAGGCGCTGGAACAGGTGCTGCGCCACATCGCTGTCATGAAGGGGCTCGACCCGACGCAGGTCATCGTCAAGCCGAACCTGTCGTTCATCGATAGCACGCTAACGCCGGCCGAAGTCGTCCAGGTCATCCAGGGCTGGCATGATGGCGGCTACAGCTACGAGACCATGTACGAGCGGCTGCAGAAGGGCGAGGCGGTCAATGCCGACCGCACCGCCGAGGAAGAACGCAAGCTCATCGACAAGGAAACGGCGGCGTCCGACGCTACCGATGCGGAGCGCGGCATCCTGCCGGGTCCGCCTAAACCCACTGTTCCGGCTGTTCCGGCCCTTCCTGTTCCAGTGCAGGCGCCGGCGGCGTGAGAGCCTCGCTTCGTATCGATCGCGAGGTGCTGGAGCGCAACATGTGGCCCGACAAGAGCTGCCGCGTCCGCATCGTCGGCGCGTCCTGGGATCCGGCCACCTCCAGCGTCGTGCTGGATCTCGAAGGCAAGAGCCTGCCCGACGGTGGCGAGGTCAAGCTGTTGACGCGCCGCTGGACAGAGACGGAGTTCAAGCCCCTGTGACGCTGTTTCGTGAGTGTTTCCGGCATCTCGGATCGATCGAGCGCCGACGCATCCCGCCGATTCCGCGCGAGGCGATGCGGCTGCACCGCCTGGAACGGCCCGAGCCGTGGCCAAGCGAGGTCGTCGAGGCCATGCGCGCCGGCCCGCCGGACAACTGGTATCCGGACTATGCCGCGTTCTATCGGCGGCTGAGCGCGTTCACCGGCGTTCCCGAGGAACGCATGGTCGTCGGCGCCGGGATTGAGGATTTCATTCGCACGCTCGTCATGTTGTGCTGCGAGCCGGCCGACGGCTTCGCCTTCACCTGGCCCACATGCGCCATGTTCGACATTTATGCCCAGGTGTTCCTGGCAAGACCGGTTCGCATCGTCACGGACCCGAAACGACTTCTCTCGGTGCATGACGTCACCGACAAGATCGACAGCGGCGTCAAACTGCTGATCCTGCCCAACCCAGGCCAGCCGGTCGAGACCTATTTCTGCCTGGCGGAACTGCGCCACATCGCACAGCGCTGCGCCAGCGTCGGCGCGGTGTTCGCCATCGATGAGGCTTATCTCGGCTTCGGCGCCGAAACCGCACTGCCGCTGGTCGACGACTTCGAAAACGTCGTCATCCTGCGCACCTTCTCGAAGGCTTTTGGCGGTGCAGCACTTCGCGTCGGCTATGCCATCGGGCAGCCTTCGGTCATCCGCCCTCTCCACGCCATCCGCGAATCCGGTGAGATCGCCGGGCCTTCGATCAACGGCGCCGTGGCGCTGATGGATAAGTGGTCGAGGTGGGTCGAGCCCGGCATCGCCATGGTCTGCGAAGGCCGCGACTGGCTGCGCGACACGCTTCTGCGCGACGGCTACGACGCGCGTGGCTGGTTCGCCAATCACGTCATGGTCCGTCTGGACGAGCCGGCAGCGCCGTTCGCGGAGCGCATGCGCAAGCGCGGCGCCCATGTGAAGGCCGGGTTCCCGGCACCGCTTGACGGAAGCCTGCTGATCACGGGCGGCTCGGTCACGCTGATGCAGCGGTTTTATCGAGCATTCCAGGAGGCGTTGTGAGCGGCATGGACGGCGTCTTCCACGAGACTGACGGCAAGCTCGAACTCGTCGGCGACTGGCAAAAGGTCTATGCCGAGAACAGCGATCCCTGGGACCAATCCGGCACCAAGGGCCAGATGGCGGCCTATTACGCCACCAGCCGCGTTCGCCTGGTCGAGACGCTGGGCAAGCTTGGTCCGTTCAATTTCGGGATCGAGATCGGTTGCGGCCATGGCCACCTCACCGCCATGCTCAATAACTCCGTGGCGATGATGCTAGGCATGGACATCAGCCAGGAAGCGATCGGCACGGCACGCTTGCTCCACCGGACAATCCCGTTCGCTCAGGGCGATATAACCGCGGATGGCGGCATTCGGCATTTCGGTCCGAATTACATCGATTTCGTCATCCTGGCGCAGTGCCTCTGGTACGTCCTGCACCGCTTCGACGTGATGCTCGCCAACTGTCTCGATACAATCCGCCCCGGCGGGCTGTTCGTCGTCTCTCAGGCCTTCCTGGAGGGCGAGCAGCGCTACGGCGCCGAGATCGCCGACGGCTTCACCGGCGCGCTTCGCCTGTTCATGGCGAGCGATCGCCTGCAGCTCATCCACGCCAACTACGACGACAGCGGGCGCCTCGTGCACCGCGACGGCCTCATGATTTTCAGGAAGGTTGCATGAACGCCAACGACGCGACGCTCCGCAACCTGGCGCGCAAGGCGACCTTCGTCGACCATGTGCAGATGATCGGCAAGGTGCCGCTGTTCTCGTTCATCGAACTCAACCCGACCGAACTCTGCAACCGGGCCTGCGTGTTCTGCCCCCGCGTCGACGAGGCGAGCTATCCGAACCAGCGCCTGCACATGGCGATGCCGCTGGCGGAGAAGATCGCATCCGACCTCCAGGAACTCGACTATCAGGGCACGGTCCACATTTGCGGCTTTGGCGAACCGCTGCTGCATCCGCGCATCGTCGACCTGGTGCGCGCTTTCTCGAACTTCCGCGTCGAGATCACCACCAACGGCGATCGGCTCAATCCTGAGCTGATCCGCGAGCTGACCGCCGCCGGCTGCGATTACATCTGCGTCTCGATGTATGACGGTCCCCATCAGATCCCGCATTTCGAGGCGATGTTCGCCGAGGCGGGATCGACCGAGTTCATCTTGCGCGATCGCTGGCAGCCGGAGGAAGAGAATTTCGGCCTGTCGCACCTGACCAATCGGGCGGGAACGATCAATGTCGGGGTGCAGCGGCCGGTCGACGCCGCGCGGCCATGCTGGTATCCGTCGTACCAGCTGATGCTCGACTGGAACGGCGACGTGCTGCTGTGCCCGCAGGACTGGACGAAACGCGCGCGCTTCGGCTCTGCGGCGACCGAACACCTGCTCGACATCTGGACCTCGCCGGCCATGCGCAAGCGCCGCATGCAGTTGCTGCGCGGTCGTGAAGGCCTGTCGCCATGCGGCGGCTGCAACAGCGACGGCTGCAAGCACGGATCGGAACACGCTGCTGCCTGGCAAGGCTGACAGTGTCGACCATCGCCATCATCGGCCATGGCCGCTCGCCCGAGGGCAAGGGCTGGGGACCGCTGATCGACGGTTGCGACATGGTGGTTCGCATGTGGGACTGCGCCTGGCAGGCCCAAGGCGACTACGGCAGCAGATACGATTATGGCCTGATCGAAGCGCATCCGGCCATGATGGTGCCCTTCCAGAAGAACAACCGGCGCCGGCCGGCCCGCGGCTGGATCGCATCGAAGCTGCATCGTCCGGAGCGCTGCGGCTTGCCGCCAAAATGCGAACTGGTCGACCAGGAGCCATGGAACGAGATCGGCAAGAAGCTCGGCGGCATCGGCGCCACCGGCCGGCTCCAGTTCACGCGCGGCACGATCGCCACCTGTTGGGCGATCGAGAAAGCGCCGCGCGGCAGCACCATCGTCTTGGTCGGGTTCGACAACATCGTCGCCGGCAGGACGCTGGAGCTCAACCAGGCCTTTGCGCCGATCTACCAGCGCAATCCCGGCACATTCTCGTTCGGTGCTTACACAGGGGGCGTCAGCAAGGCCGGCAACCACGACTTCGCCGTCGAGTTGCCGGTCATGCAGCACCTTGCCGCCAGGTATCACGTCCGGCTGGTCACGGCCGGCGAGATCTGGCCGTCGACGCCGGACGCACTGCCGATCCCTTCCGACTGGAGGCCTGAGCCTGTGAAGACCGCGCTCATTCTTGGCGATGCCGCATCGGTCCGCGACGATGCCGCGGCCGCGCTCAAACTGTTCACGCCGACGGCGATCGCTGCCGCCAACAACATCGGCATCGAATGGGAAGGCAAGCTCGACTACTGGTTCACGCTGCATCCCGGCGCCTGCATCGACTGGATCGGCATCCGTGACGCGCTGTCGCGTCGTCTCAAGGCAGGGCGAAACAAGCCTGAAATATGGGCGCACAAGGCCGCCAACGGCATCGATCGCCACACGCCCGATTGGGGCGGCTCGACCGGCCTGCTCGCCGCCAAGGGCCTGCTCGAACTCGGCTATGAGCGCATCGTGCTCGCCGGTGTGCCGATGGACAGTTCGCCGCACTTCTACAGCGGCCAGCCCTGGCGTCAGGTGGAGCGCTACCGGCGCGCCTGGCAGGAACATCTGCCGGACCTCGCGCCGTTCGTGCGGTCGATGGGCGGCTGGACGAAGGATCTGCTCGGCAAGCCCGATCCGGAATGGCTAGGCGTGTTGATTTCGGCTCCCTCAAAGGAGGTCGAGAAAATTAGCATGGGTCAGGATGAGGCTGTCCACAGCCTCGCTTGACTTCGCCAGCGTTGTAACCAATATGGCACCAACAAGAGTGTCCCGCCGCTTCGTTCATGGGCATCTGCACCATTGACTGCTGGCGATAGGCGGGCGCCAGGATGCCAAGGCCGGAGCAGGCGGCCGTTTCATCCTGGCAAGGAACCCTGAGAGCGCCGGTACACTCCCCGGCCGTGACCATGCCTGTTTCCGGTGTACCCGGGCATGGAGGCGATAACAGAAAACCGGCGGGCACGGCTCTCCAACAGGAGGCTCCAAGCCCGACAGTTTCAGATGTCCTCCCAAGGACAAAGACGGCAGCCATCGTGAGCGGCTTGACTGCTCGAACGGCGGGCCGGGCCATTGCGACAGGCCTGGGCCAAAAGTTTGCGGATGCTCCGTGAGAGATGCCTGTTCCACAGGCGTTGAGCCAGGCTTGACACCTGGCATCCGCTCCAGAGAGGCACCAGGTCCGCGTGGCGGAAATGGAAGACGCGACGGGTTTAGAACGCCCGTTTGTAGCTTCGGCAAGCAGTGCAGGTTCGATTCCTGTCGCGGGCCTGGTGACCTTAAACGTTCGGGCCGCGTCGCAGGTGATAGATGGTGGGGGCACCGCCGATCATCTCTGGCGCGGCCCAGCCCTTCCAGGAGACACCATGGCGCGCTTGACCGATCTGAAACGCGAGGAACTCTGCCGGCAATATGTCGCCGGCGTTCCGACGGCGCAGATCGCCAAGGAGTTTGGCGTCTCGGAGAGCTATCCGAGCCAGATGGCGGCGAAGTTCAAGCTCAAGCGCCGCGTTGAGCACGAGCCGCGCGATCCGGAGGCCACCGTCGCCAAGCGCCGTGCGCTGGCCGACATGCTGGTCGACGACGTCCCCACGGCTGGCCGTCCCGCGCCGATGAACGCCAACTCGGCCATTGAAATCCGGCGTCTGGCCGCGATGGGCAAGGGCCGCACTGCAATCGCGGCCTTGCTGCGCTGCCCGTATCGCGTGGTCGACGCCGCGCTCGCCTAAGCCTTGGCTGCTTTCCTCTTCTTCGGCTTGCGCGGCTTGCGCACGAAATCGACCGTGTAGCGCTCATAGTGCTTCACATGGGTAAAGGGCGGAAGCGTCCTTATCTCCGTGTCAAGGACGATGCTTTCGAGACCGTTCTTGAAGATCTCGACGACGTTGAGCTTGGTCAGCTTCTGGATGCTGACGACCTCGACATCGACGGCCGGGATCTCGCTGCCCGGGTTGGCGAAATGAAACGCCGCCTGCAACCGCCGGATCGCCTGAACCGTGGCTCGGTCGGACGTGATGACCTGCGTCTCGCCCAGCCAGACGAAGCGATAGAGCCGCGCCAGCAACAGGTGTTCGGGCACTTTTCGCTTCAAAGGTCCAACGGCGATGATGGGCTTGGGTAGCCGGTCCAGTCGCGGCTTCTTGGTGCTGTCTGTCATTGGCCAAGGCTCTCGGTTGAAAATGGGCGTCATCCCATATTTCAGCCGGCTTTGCCAATCTGACGTGATTTCCACTCGTTTGTGATGTGCCAGCCCGCCAATCCCGGCGGGTTTTTTGTTGCTCGCGGAGCGGGCTTTTCAACCCAGAAGGAGACCGGCGGTGCCGCTCAAGACCATTCTCGAAAAACTCGACGGTGTCGATGACGCCTTTCACGCCATGTACGAGGAGAAGGACGGCAAGTTCATTCTCCAGCTCGAGGGCATCGACGACCATCCCGCCGTCATCGCTCTCAAGAACGGCCACACCAATTCGAAGCGGGAACGCGACGAGGCGCGGCGCAAGCTCACCGACGCCGAAAAGAAGCTCAAGGATCTGCCCGCCGACTTCGACGTCGCCGAGTGGGAGCGTCTCAAGACCGAGGACGAGGCCCGCCAGGCCGATCCAGACGGCAAGGACGTCCGCAGGCAGGTGGAGACCGCGGTCGCCGCCAAGGAACGGCAGATGACGACGCGCCACGAGGCGGCATTGCGTGCCAAGGACGAGATCATCGCGGAGAAGGACCAGGCGATCGGCAGCCTCAGCGGCGACCTGCGCACGACGCTGGTCGGCGACGGACTGACCAAGGAGCTGGTCAAGGTTGGCGTCAAGCCGACCCTGCTCAAGGCCGCGCAGCGCATGTTCGAGGGCGATGTCGAAATCGTCGAGGAAGACGGCAAGCGCCTCGCCCGCATGAAGACCGATCTCGGCGGCGACGAACTCGGCAAATACATCGGCAATTGGGCGCAGAGCGACGAGGCGAAGGATTTCATCGCAGCACCCACAGGCGCCGACGAGCGCGGCGGTGGCCGCAACCTTCGCCCTGGCGAGACCAACCCTTTTTCGAAAGAAGCCTGGAACGTCACGGCGCAAGGCGGGCTGCTCAGGAGCGATCGCGCCAAGGCCGAGCGCCTGGCCAAGGCCGCCGGCTTCAAGGATCTCGACCACGCCAACCGGTCGATGGGCCCGATCGAGAAAAAGTAATCCTGGCGGCCCTTGGCGGCCGTCAGCTTAACGCCGCGGGCGGTGCCCGCAAACCATCAGCAGCCGGTGTCGGTGACGCGGCTGATTTCACAGCGAAACCAGCCTAACCAGAGGAGATTTCCCCATGGCTGACACCCCCACTGCTCTCGCGGACGTCATCGTTCCCGAGCGTTTCAACCCGTACTTCCTGGAGGCGACGACCCGCGTCAACGCCTTCTTCCGCTCCGGCATCGTCACCAGCGTCCCGGATCTCGACTTCGGCAAGCAGGGCGGCACGCAGATCCAGATGCCTTTCTGGCAGGCGCTCGGTGAGCGTGCGCAGCTGCTCGACGACGCCGACGACCTGGAAATCCGCAAGGTCACCTCCGCCCAGGATCTGGCCGTGCAGCACGCCCGCGCCCTCGTCTATGGCGGCACCGATCTTTCGGCGGCTCTCGCCGGCGACGATGCCATGCGCGTGATCGCCCAGGGCATTGCCGAGAACTGGTCTGGTGAGCTCAACTACCAGCTCATCGCCACGCTCAAGGGCGCCATGGGCGCGCTGCTCGCCGAGTCCCCCGATGTCAACGCGCTCGACATTTCGGGCCTCTCGGGCGCTGCCGCCATCATCGACGGCTCGTCCTTCATCGACGCCGCGCAGATGCTTGGCGACAAGAAGGACCAGATCAGCGGCGTGCTCATGCATTCCGCTGTCGAAGCCTTGCTTGCCAAGAACAATCTCATCGACACCATCCGCGACAGCGATGGCCAGATCGTGATGAAGACCTTCATGGGCAAGGAAGTCATCGTCGACGATGCCAACGCAGGCAGCACCGGCGTGTACGACACCTATCTGTTCGGGCCTGGCGCCATCGGCTTTGCCGACGGCACGCCCAAGGTTCCGTCGGAAGTCGGCCGCGACCCGCTCAAGAACGGCGGTCAGGAATATCTGGTGACCCGTCGCCACTACGTCCTGCACCCGCGCGGCATCGCATGGTCCCCCGGCTCCGGCGTTCCCGCCAAGCCGACCCCGAGCGACACCGAGCTGGCGGCTGCCGGAAATTGGGAGCGCGTCTACGAGGCTAAGAACGTTCGCATCGTGATGCTCCGACACAAGATTGCGTAACCACACATCAACGACGGCGGCCGGTAGCGGTCGCCGTCGTTTCCATTGTTGACCTGGAGGAACTGCCATGAGGCGCATTGTCATCAGTGAAGCCCAGCTTCGCCAGCGCGACGAAATCGCAGCTCAGCGAAACCGCTACTACCAGGCGCGCGGCGATGGCTTTTCGCGCGACGAAGCCAACGAAATCGCCAATGGCGCCGAGGCGCCGGCTCCCGTCTTTGTGGCGCAACCCGACGGCGAAGTTCTCATTCCCGACAATTGGGCAGCACTGCCCTACCTGCCCAGGACCAGGGGCGGCGCGTCTCTGCGTGGCCTGGCGACGAAGCTCAGCAGCCAGCCCATCAACAACGCGGCCGATGCCGCTGCCGCGATCGAGGCGGAACTTACCAGGCGGGCTGAGGCCTGACCTATGCCCGTTGACGTCCAGACCTTCACTTCCGGATCCGGCAACTGGACCAAGCCGGTTGGCGCGACCACGGTGCGCGTCATCCTGGTCGGTGGCGGCGGCGGTGGTGGCGGCGGCGATGCGCAGGTCTCGGCCACTGCGGCGGTTGCTGGCGCCGGTGGCGGCGGCGGATGCCGAAATGAGGCGGTATACGATGCCGCCGACCTTGGCACGACAGAGCCATATTCGGCTGGCGCCGCTGGCGCCGGCGGCGCGGCAGGGTCAGGCTCCGGCGGTATCAGCGGTGGCGCTGGCGGCAACAGCACGTTCGGTGGGAATGTCGCGGCCGTCATCACCGCTTTCGGTGGCGGCGCCGGCAGCGCTGGAACCAGCACATTCCAAGGTGGCGGCGGCGGCGCCGGGATGGCGGGCGCAGGCGGTCTTGGCGGCGTCGCTTCCTCCGGTGCGGCAGGCGCCAATGGCGGAGCTGCCGGCGGCTCCAGCGGCGTGGGAACAGCAAATACCGGCGTTGGCGGCGGTGGCGGCGGCGCTGCCTTCAACGGCGCTGCCGGCTCCCTTGGCGGGCAATCCCTGGTTGGCGGCGGCGGCGGCGGCAGCGGTGGATCAAAGACAACCGCACCTGGTTACACGGCCGGTGGATCGGGCGGCGCGGCCTCCGGTGGAGCAATCCCTGGCGGTCCCGGCGCTTCGGCCTCGACCGGAAGCGCCGGCTTGGATGGAAGGCCCGATACGCTTGGCAGGTGCGGCTCAGGCGGCGGCGGTGGTGGTTCAAGCGCAACCGTCGCTGGTGCGGGTGGTGCCGGTGGCTTTCCCGGTGGTGGCGGCGGCGGTGGTGGCGCCGCCCTCAACACCGGAACGGCTGGCGCTGGGGGCGCAGGTGGTGGTGGCATCGTCATCGTGATCACCGACCTTGTGGGTGTCGCATGACAGCAGCACCAATCAAATTCGAGCGCTTCACATCAGGCATAGCGCAGACCTGGACCAAGGAAAGCTGGGCCAAACAGGTCCGCATCATCCTCATTGGCGGTGGTGGTCCTGGTGGTGGCGGCGGTCGCTATGCCGCTGCAACTTCGTCAAGCGGTGGGGCAGGCGGCGGCGGCGGTGCTGTCATCGACCACGTCTATTCAGCCGATCAGTTCGCTTCAACCGAAACCTACACGGTCGGCGCGCAAGTCACCGGCGGTGCAGGTGCGACCGTTAATGACAATGCCGGCGGCGTCGGCGCAAGCGCTGGTGGCGATACGTCGATCACCATCAATGGCGTCACGCTGACCGCCTTTGGCGGCGGACGCGGCGTTGGCGGCACGACCGGCGCAGTGTCAGGGGGCGGGGGCGGTGCGGGGCTCGGCGGCGCAGGCGGCAACGGTTCGGGCGCGACACCCGGAACAGCCGGCGCCATCGATGGTGTCGTCGCGGCAAACCCCGGAACCGCGAACACCGGCCTGTTCGGCGCAGGTGCCGGATGTAACGGCGCCAATGGCAACGCGACCGGCGGTGCTGGCGGCAACGCAGTTCGCGGCGGTGGCGGTGGTGGTGCAGGCTGCGGCAAGGGCAGCTCGACCTATGGAACAGGCGGCGCCGGCGGGATTGCCCGCGACCGCGCTCAGGCCGCCCATGGCGCTAATGGCGGTGCGGGCTTCGGCTTTGCCGGATCCGGCGGCGGCGGCGGCAATTCCAGCGCCACCGTTCCGGAGAATGGGGGAGCGGGCGGCGCTCCGGGCGGCGGTGGTGGCGGCGGCGGCTCCACGCTCAACGGCGTCAATGCCGGCAATGGCGGCGCCGGCGCGCGCGGCGAGATCATCATCATCTCTTACGGGAACGTCTCGGCCGGGTCGGCCGGCATGCTGTTCATCCCTGACATGGCGGGCACGTAAATGAAGCTCCAAAAGCTGGCCGGCGCCACGAGCGAGATCTGGCAGGTCTTCATCCGCGATTCCTCGTCGACCACCGGCGGCGGCCTGACCGGCCTCGTGTTCAACAGCGCTGGTCTCACTGCGTACTACCATCGCGATGTCGACACCACGGCGACCGCGATTTCGCTGGTCACCATGACGGTCGGCACCTTCACCTCGAGCGGGTTCAAGGAGATCGACGCCGCCAACATGCCGGGCTGGTATCAATTCTGCCCGCCCAATGCGGCGATTGCCGCCGGCGCCAAATCCTGCGGTTTCCACCTCAAGGGCGCGACCAACATGGCGCCGCTGCCGATCGAGGTGCAGCTGCTGGCGGTCAACGTCGACGACGCCGTGCGCATGGGCATGACGGCGCTGCCGAATGCCGCCGCCGAAGCCGCAGGCGGCCTCTACACGCGCGGCACCGGGGCCGGACAGATCAACCAGGACGCCAACGGCCGCGTCGATGTCAACGGCAAGGCCTGGGCGGGCGGCGCCATCCCGGCACCGAACGTGACCGGCGTTCCGATCGTCGACGACAAATACCTGCTCGGCACCGTCTATTCGACGCCGGCAACGGCCGGCATCCAGGACATCAACGTCATCAACTGGAAAGGCTCTGCCGCCGCGGCAATGACCGGCGACGCCTATGCGCGTCTTGGCGCCCCGGCCGGCGCATCTGTCAGCGCGGACGTTGCCGCCATGAAGGTCGACACCGCCGCGATCAAGGTCCAGACCGACAAGGTGACGTTCACCGTCGCCAACCAGGTCGATGTCAACGTGATCGATTGGAAGGGGGCCGCCGCGCCTGCCATGACGGGAGACGCCTTCGCAAGACTAGGCGCCCCGGCTGGCGCGTCCGTCTCGGCCGATGTCGCCGCCGTCAAGGCGGTTCTGCCGGCAGCTTTGATCTCCGGCCGCATCGACGCCAGTGTCGGCGCCATGGCTGCGGCTGTCCTCACCGCCACGGCCATTGCCGCCGATGCGATCACCGATGCCAAGGTCGCCAGCGATGTCACCATCGCCAGCGTCACGGGCGCGGTCGGTTCCGTCACGGGTGCTGTCGGTTCGGTGACAGGCAATGTCGGCGGCAATGTCACCGGATCGGTGGGAAGTGTCGCGGCGGGGGGCATCACAGCATCGAGCTTCGCGGCGGATTCCATCACCGCAGCCAAACTTGCGGCAGACGTGACGACGGAATTGCAGGCCGGTCTTGCCACGGCCGCTTCGGTCGCGGCACTCAATAATTTGTCGGCTGCACAGGTTAACGCCGAGGTCGACACGGCCATCGCGGACGCTGCGCTCGCCACCGCTGCAAATCTGGCGATCGTTGCCGGCTACATCGATACCGAAATCGGCACCATCATCACCAACCTCGCCACCGTCGACACCATCGTCGATGCCATCAAGGTGAGCACCGACAAGCTCAACGACACGCTGGAGGATGACGGCGGCACCTTCCGCTTCACCGCCAATGCGCTGGAGCAGGCACCGACCGGCGGCGCAGCGCCGACAGCAGCCGCGATCGCCGACGAGGTGCAGACCCGCACCATCGCCGCCGTGACGCTGGTCAACGGCCTTGCCGCCAACTCGGTCACGGCGGCGGCCCTGGCTGCGGATGCCGGAACCGAGATCGGCACCGCGGTATGGGCAAGCGGCACGCGCCTGCTGACAGCCGGAACCAACATCGCGCTGGCCAAGGGCACCGGCGTTACCGGCTTCAACGATCTAAGCGCGGCGCAAGTCAACGCCGAGGCCGATGCAGCGCTGGCCGATGTTGGGGTGACGACTACTGTCACCGGCCGCATCGACGCCGCCGTCTCGACGCGCTCGACTTACGGCGGCGCCGATACCGCAGGAACCACGACACTGCTTTCGAGGCTCGGCGCTCCGGTTGGGGCAAGCATCTCGGCAGACATCGCGGCGGTGAAGGCGGTTGAGGACGCCGTGAAAGCCAAGACCGACAATCTGCCAATCGATCCCGCCGACCAGTCGCTGGTCATTGCAGCGACGAACGCGATCATGACTGCGGTGGCCGATGTGCCGACCAACGCCGAACTTGCGACAGCCCTTGGCACGGCAGACGATGCAGTCCTGTCGGCCATCGCGGCATTGACCATCCCGAGCGCTGCCGCCAACGCTGCGGCGCTCCTCGCAGCCGCATTCGAAGGCGCTGAGACCGTGCAAGACTTCCTCCGGCTGTCAAGCGCAGCGCTCTATGGCAAGGCGGACGGGCTGGAGGGGACGACCGTTCACTTCCGCGATGCCGCCGATACCAAAGACCGGATCACGGCGACGGTCGACTCCGATGGCAATCGCGACGTCGTGACGACGGACGCGACCTGATGTTCGGCGGGCGCTTCTTCGGACGCCACTTTTTCGGCAAGCGCTTCTTCGGTGGCGGGTTCGTCCCCATCGAGTTGGTGTTTCCGACCGAGGCCGGGTTTTTCGCTGTCGCGGACCAGGTCGAGCGCAGCGCCTTGGCCGACGCCGTCATACGAACCGCAACCGCCGATGCCGTGACGCGCTCGGCATCCGTCGACACAGTTTCTCGGAACGCATGAGGCGACAATGACTTGGGGACTTAAAGACCCGAACGCCATCCGGGATTTCGGCATCGACTGGACACCCGATCTTCCGACCGGCGTCACAATCACGGCCTCGACATGGCTGCTCAATGAGGCGGCGTGGGCGGGAGGCGGTGACCTGGTGAAGGTGGCTTCCTCCTTCACCGACACCAACACCACGGTCCGCATTTCGGGCGGCGTCGTCGGAACCACCTATGTCGTCACCAACCGTATCGTCATGTCCGACGGCGAACAGGATGATTTTTCGCAGAAGTTGAAGATCAAGGAGCGCTGATCATGACGCTCGTCGTAGAAGACGGCACCGGGCTTGCCGGGGCAAATTCCTACGTCTCCGTCGCCCATTTCGAGGCGTATCTGGAATCGCGCGCAACCGACTTGCCGGACGGCGACGAGGAAGGCGCGCTGATCAGGGCGACGCAGTGGATCGACGGCGAATATCGCCTGCGCTTCCCCGGCACCAGGCTCAACGGCCGCACCCAGGGGCTGGACTGGCCGCGCAAGGACGCAGTCGACATGTTCGGCGAGGACATCGACGACGATGAAGTTCCCGTCGAGATCAAGAACGCCACCTGCGAGGCGGCGCTGCGCGAACTGTCTGACCCAGGCTCGCTCTCGCCCGACCTGGAGCGCGGCGGCAAGATCAAGGAACTGGCTGCCGGCTCGGTCGACATCATCTACACCGATGGCGCGCCGGCCGAGACGATCTTCACCGTCATCGACAGGGCGCTGTCGGGGATCATCGGCAAGCGCTCGAACACCTCCTCCAGTTTCTTTCTGAGGGCGTGATGACTGACAATGTGCATTTCCTCGGCCAAAAGCCGGTTGCGCTCGGTGAGCCCAACGAAACCCTTATCAAAATGCTCGAGGACATGCTGGCAAAGGCCAAGACCGGTGAGTTGCAGACGCTGATCGGCGTCGGCCACACATCCGACAGTGGCATCATCAACATGTTCACTGCGGCCGCCCATCAGGATTTCTACCTGCACCTTGGCGCAATCGAGAGCCTGAAACTGGCGTTCGTTAGGCAGAACGACGCGAGATGACAACCCGTCGCCCCACGCCGCGCCAGCGGCTCAATGAACTGTTCGATCGTTTCGGCAACGAAATCCGCGACGCCTTCCACTCCTCCATCCAGGAAATCCGCGACACGGCGCGCATAGGAGCCATCGCCGACGCGCTCGAGGCCGGCAACGTCGAGCGGGCGATTGAACTGATCGGGCTCGATCCTGCCGCCTTTCGTAGTTTGCAGCGCGCACTGCGCACCACCTTCGAGGAAACCGGTGTCGTCGTGGTACGGGATATTCCGGCACTCCGCGACAGCCAGGGCGTCCAGATCCTGCTGCGCTTCGATCCGGGCAACCCGGCGGCGGCGCGCTGGGTCGAGAACCGCGGCGCCAATCTCGTCACCGCCATCCTTGACGATCAGCGCACCGCCCTTCGTCAGGCGCTGTCGGATGGCCTGGCCGCCGGGCGCGGCCCGCGTTCGGTGGCGCTCGATATCGTCGGCCGCATTAACCGGGCGACGGGCAAACGCGAAGGCGGCATTGTCGGGCTGACGTCAGGCCAATACCAGACCGTCGGCAATGCCCGCGCGCAGCTCGTGTCGGGCGATCCTGCCGAGTTGCGCGCCTATCTCGGCCGCCAGGCGCGGGACAAGCGCTTCGACCGCGCCGTCATCCAGGCGATCAGCGACAAGACGCCGGTGCCGGCCGACACGGTCGACCGCGCCATCAACCAGTATGCCAACCGCATGCTCGAACTGCGCGGTGAGATGATCGGACGCACCGAAGCCACCCAGGCCGTGGGTGCTGCGCAGCGCGAGGCTTTCAGCCAGGTGATCGAGACCGCGAAGCTTGATCGCGACGTCATCACCCAAGTCTGGCAGGCCACGCATGACAGCCGCACCCGCGAGGCGCATATCGAGATGGATGGCCAGGAGACCGGCTTCGACGAGCCCTTCACCTCGCCCAGCGGCGCGCTCTTGATGTTTCCAGGCGACATGTCGCTCGGCGCCGGACCCGAGGACACGATCGGCTGCCGTTGCGTGGTGATCACAAGGCTGGGCGGTCGGGAGGCTGCGGCGGCTTAGCCTCGCTCGCCTGGAGCAGTCCGGCGAGGAACATCAACAGGGCGGCACGCGCGGCTTTCAGCGCCGTGTCGGCGCGCCTGGTGGTGCCGCTCGAGCCTTCGAGCTCGAACGCCATGCGGTGCAGCATGTCGGCGGTCTCTTCGTCGGATAGTTTTGGGTCGGATAGTTTTGGTCGATCGCTCACGGAGGCGGACAATATGGCATCGCTGCTCGAAGGTCCACTGGCGCGCACCGTCGCCCGGGCATTCCGGGGAAAACTCACCGACGGCACATTGCGCCGCGAGAGCGCAACCGCGCTCGACGATTTCGGGGATCCGCAGTCGCCGACGGCGGCGACATTCACCTTCAACGGCATTCGGGAGAGTTTCGACGCGGCGTTCCGTGAGCGGGCAGGCATTCCCCAGACCGACGTCGGGGTGCTGGTGCTGCTCGAGTCCGTCGAGCCGCGAACCGTGCCCAGGCAGGGCGACCAGGTCTACATCAAAGGCCAATGGCACATGGTCAGGGAAATACTCGACCAGGATCCGGCTGGCGCCACCATGCGGCTGCAATGTTTTGCCGTCAGCGCTCCGGCCTGACCGGCATCAGGGAGCGGCAAAATACAACAGACCGAAGGCGACGGCGGTAGCCGAAACGGCAACCAGCATGCGCGTGATCAAGGCGTTGCGCCGGTCGGTGACCAGGAAAGCATTCAAGGCTTCGAAGGGGGTCTTGTCGGGTTTCATCGGAATCTCCTTTTTGGGTGTAACCGCAAGAAACATGGGTTGTAACCAATCTGGTTACAAGTGGAGCGATGAAAAATGTCGGTGGATTGGAAAGGCGATGCCGTCATTGCCAAGGTGCGCGCCGCTGCGATGAAGGGCGTCATTCGCGGAACGCTCGCCGTGCATGAGGAGGCTACCAAGCTGATCCTCGACACGCCGAAGACCGGGCGCGTCTACCGTCGTCGCGGCGTCGAGCATCAGGCCTCGGCGCCGGGCGAGCCCTTCGCCAGCGATACCGGCGCCACGATCCAATCAGGCCGCACCGAGTTCAACCCGGCCGACCTCAGCGGCACGGTGCGCTGGTCGACCAAGCAGGCGGCTTCGCTCGAGTTCGGCAATGAGAACATGGCGCCTCGCCCCTATGCCAGGCCAGCGCTCGCCAATCAAAAGGACGCGATCGAGGCCGATATTCAGGGCCAAGTCCGGAACGCACTGAAATGATCGCGCCAACGCTCGAAATCCTGGCGCCGATCCGCACCGCCATCGTCAACGCCTCCGACATCGTCGGGCTGCTCGGGCTGTTCAAAAGCGACCCCTCGGTCCACACGCGGCGCCCGATCCCGGCCGAGGCGAAGTATCCGGCTGTGGTTGTCGGCCCGCTGGTGACGCGCCGCAACAGCGACGGCATCAATGATTTTCGCCCCATGCCGATGGTCGACATCGACATCTATGGCGAGCAGGACAAGCAGTATCGCGACGTCGAGATGGCGGCCGAGATGATCTATTCGCTGTTCCACCGCCAGCGCCGCGCCATCACCGTCACCAACTACAGCGTCACGCAGATCCTGGCCGAGGGCCCGTTCCCAGCCCCGGTCGACGATGCCAGCCGCATTGGCCGGCGCGTCTCGCTGGCGATCAGCCTCTACGCCAAGCCGGCTGAATAGCAGGCATCACATCCCATCTAGCGGGCGGTGCCCGCAACCATCATCCGCAGCGTCGGTGACCCTGCTGATTTCACCCTCATGAAACCAGCCAATTCAAAGGAGACCCCTCATGGCCGGAACCGACCTATATCCCGTCGCTGGAAGCAAGATCTACATCGGTGAAGTGCTGGCAACGCAGATCGACGATTTCGTCGAGGCCGACTTCATCACCAGTCCCGACCAGTTCGTCGAGATCGACGGCTGGAGCCAGATGGGCGTGTTCGGCGATACCGCCGCGCTGATCTCGACGCAGCTCATCAACCGCGGTCGCGACGTCAAGCAGAAGGGCACGGCCAATGCCGGCTCGATGCAGAACGTGTTCGCCGAGATTGCCGCCGATGCGGGGCAGATCGCGCTGATTGCCGCCTCTGCCGGTGCCAACAAGTCGAACTATGCCTTCAAGATCGAGTTCAACGATGCCAGCGGCGCCAGCGGCAGCGTTCCCTCCAAGGCCTATTTCGCTGGCCTCGTCATGAATGCCAGCCCCGCCGGCGGCCAGGCCAACACCGTGCGCAATCTCAACAGCACGATCGAAATTAACTCGAACGTCGTTCGGACGGCGGCCACCTGATTTCCAGCGTTTCACAGCAACAGCCCAGGAGTAGTCTCTGATGGATTTGAGTAATTTCAAGCGTGACAGCAAGACGGTCGAAGGCGGCAAATGGGTCGACGACATTCCTGGGCTGGGCGATCTCCGGCTCCGGGTGCGCGGCCTGTCGTCTCCGACCGTCGTTGCGCTGCGTGCGCGCAAACTGCGCAACGTCTCGAAGGGCGACCGCGAACGCGATGGCTCGATCAAGACCGACGTCGACATGCGTATCTGGGGCGAAGTGCTGCACGAAGCCGTGCTGCTCGAATGGGACTGCCTGACCGACGGCGGCAAGGTCATCCCGTTCGACTCCGCGCAGGCCAGGCTATGGCTCACCGATCCCGACTACCTGCCCTTCAACGATGCCGTGGTGTGGGCAGCCAACTTTGTCGACCGCGCCACGGCGGCAGACCAGGGCGGGCTGGAAAAAAACTCCAGGCCGCCGTCCTCTGGCAGCTCGAGCACGGCGACCAAGAGGACATAATCGACCGCCCGGACCTGCTTCCGGGCGGCAATGAGTTTCTGGACGCGTTCTGGGAATTGGGCAGCGAACGCCACTTCGCGACAAGCAGCGCGATTTTCATGCGCGATGGCAAGATGTATACGCGCCGCGACATGACGGTCGGCCAGATCCCAACGTCAGCGATCGACCGATGGGTCGACAGGCACGGCTACGACGACGAGGACGAGACGGCATCGTTCCGTGGCGCCATCCGCGCCATGGATCGGGTCTATCGCCAATGGGTAAACCGGGAGCCTGGGGAGACCGGCACGCCAGGCGCTCCGGCTCCCAACGTTTCGAGTCGGCCGCTGTCGCCGGCGCTGTTCGACGCCATCGTCACCCCGAACATGAAGCAGGAACGGGCTGCGAAAGGGACGGCTTAGTCGCCGTCCCTCTCCAGCAACAGCCTGATCTTGTCGAACGCCTTGTTGCCGGCCCCCATGCATGCGCCGTTGAGGCAGAGCTGCACCAGCTTCATCTGCCCGTCGAACGTGCAGTCAGACCAGTATTCGGCGCCATTGCCAGGATCGTAGGACACCCGCGCTTCGGGCGGGCTCATCTGCGAAAAATCCTGCACGGCGATCGGCACCAGGCTGTTCTTGAGATAGGCGAACGCCGAGGCGTGCAGGCATATCTCGGACGCTTTTCCGGTGCCGGCCGTGGCCTGGCCGGCGAACAGCATCATCACAAAAACCAGAAATCCCCGCATCGTCGCTCCCCCATTTTGGGCGGGGACGATAGCGCACGCTCCCTTGCGAGGCAAATTCCATGGACATTTCCGGTCTTGTCGGCAGTGTCGCGGTGGAAGTCCGTGCCGATTTGCGGCCTCTGGAAAAGGGCTTTGACGAAGGCAGGGGAAAGGCGACGCTGTTCGATCGCCAGGTCTCCGGCAGCTTCCGCAACATGGGCCAGGAGGCCACCAACGCTGGCCGCGTCATCGAAGGCTCGTCCATGCGCGCCATGGCGTCGACCGATGCGCTTGGCCGCTCGATCACCACTGCCGGCTCGGCATATCGCGGCCTGATCGCCATTGCCGGTGCTGCCGGTCTTGCGCTCGGCACGGCCTTCGCCTTCGCGCAATTTGTCCGCAACACCGTCGATTCCGAGAAGGCGCAGACGCAGTTGGGCGCCGCACTTCGCTCGACCGGCAATGTCGCCGGACAGTCTGTCGAGGGGCTCAACGCGCACGCCGCGGCGTTGCAGAGGATCACGGCCTACGAAGACGACGCCGTCACCTCGTCGCAGGCGCTGCTGTTGACCTTCACCAAGATCCGCGGCGACACCTTCAACCAGGCGACCGATGCGATCCTCGACATGGCGACCGCCATGAAGCAGGACCTCCAGGGCGCCACGATCATGGTCGGCAAGGCGCTCAACGATCCGGTCCTGGGCGTCACCGCGCTCGGCCGCGCCGGCGTCCAGTTCACGGCCTCGCAGAAAGAGGTCATCAAGACCATGGTCGAGACCGGCAACGTGGCCGGTGCGCAAAAGCTCATCCTCAAGGAACTGGAAAACCAGTTCGGCGGTTCGGCCAAGGCCGCGCGCGAGACGCTGGGCGGCGCGCTCGATGCGCTCGGCAACGCCTGGGGCAATCTGTTCGAACTCGGCAAGGGCTCGACCGATCCGTTCCGCATGTCGATCGAGGAACTCATCGTCACCATCAACAACCCGGCCTTCCAGCAGTTCGTGCAGCTGGTCGGCACGAAACTGTTCGAGGCGCTGACGGCTGCCGTCAACATCGCGACCATCCTTGCCAACCATCTCGACTCGCTCGGCACGGCGGTCGAACTGCTCATCGGCTACAAGCTCGCCGCCTGGGCCGTGGCCGGCGCCGAGGCGCTATATGGCCTGTCGGTGGCCACCGTTGCCGCCGAAGGGTCGATGGGGCTCCTGGCGATCGCATCGGGCACAGCTGGCGCGATCGTCGGCGCCATCAGCTGGCCAGTGGTCGCAATCGCGGCGGTCGGTTTCGGCGTCTACAAGCTCTACCAGAGTTACAAGTCCGCCGCCGAGACGGCAGCGCTCTACGCCGAGCAGCAGAAGATCGTCAACGAGGCCATGGGCCAGTCGATCGATCCGACGGCCAAGGCGACCTCAGCGGCGCTGGCAAAGGCGCAGGCCGATTTCGCGGCCGCCGACGCGATGCTGCAGCGCGCTGAGGCCGAACTCGAATATCGCAAGGTTTTGCAGGAGAGCGTGCCATCGCTGCCTGGCGCGCCGGATCCGCTCGCCGGTGCCACGTCCCGGCTGGCCGAGGCGCGCAAGAATTTCGACAGCCTTGGCCGCACTTTGCAGGCGCTCAACATCCAGGGCGCCGCTGAAATGAAGGCGGCTGGCACCGCCGGCAGTGCCGCGATCTCGTCGGCGACCTCGCTGTTCAATCTTGCCAAGGCGGCTTTTGGCGATGTTGCTGATGGCACGCCCAAGATCGGCCAGGCAGCCGGTGGCATGATCGGCGACGTCAAGGGTGCCGCGGTCGCGGCGCTGTCGGCGGCGGAAACGGCGCGGCGGGCGAACGAGGCCAACCTTGAAAGCCTGCTTGGCTACAAGGCCGAACTGCGCAGCACCACGACCGAGCTCGAGGCTTGGAAGCGGGCGATCAGCGGCGCCACCTCGTCCGGCTCGATCACCGATTTCTTCGGCGATGTCTCCGACATCAAGGGCGCGGATGCGGCGATCCGCTCGGCCGGCGGCACGATCGAAAAGCTGTTCGATGCGTTTCGCTCCGGCGACAAGTCGACGCGAGCCGTTGCCGACGGCATCGACGAGGTGCGCAAGACCCTGCTCCAGGGCGGCCTTGGCGTCGATGCGGTCAACCATTTCATCGACGCTCTTGTGATGGCGGAGCAGCAGGTCGCCAATCTCGGCGCGCGCTCGAAGGACCTCGACGCCACCATCCAGGCAATGCGTGACAAGACCATCCTGATTACCACGGTTTACCAGACGTCGGGCGGGCCGATCAGCGTCCAGCGGCCCTACAGCGGACCGGGCGGCCTTTCGACCAACCCGGTGGCAAAGATCGGCGGCATGGACCCGTCTCCGTTTAGCGGAACCGGCTCGTCCAGCGGCAGCGCTATCCCCACCGCCAATCTCATCCATGTTGCCGATTATATCTCCGGCACCCGCGCGGCTGGCGGTCCTGTCGATGCCGGGTCCAGCTATCTCGTCGGCGAAAAAGGCCCCGAGATCGTCACCATGTCTGGCGCCGGCAATGTCTCGACGGCTTCGGCGACGTCGAACATCCTGACCGGCGGCGCCTCGGTTCTGAAATCGATCGAGGAAAACACGTTTCAGACGGTCGAGGAGGTCAAGCGCTCGGTCGGCTATCTCGAGACGATGGAGAAGGATGGCCAGACTGGTCTTTCGCTGCTGCGCGCCATCAAGTCGGTGATCGGTTCGTCGTCGATCAACACCGCGTCGAGCGGTGGCGGGTCATCTTCCGGCTTCTCCTCTGGCGGTGGTTCGTCCGGTAGCGGTTCGACCGCCTACAGTTCCAACGATCCGAAATCGCCTTACTACTTCCGCAACAATGCCGGTCGTGGTCCGAGCGGGCCGGTCTTTGACCCACTGGCCGACTATCTGCTCAATGGCAACAAGGCCATGCTCGGCGCGGTTGGGCAGCGCTTGGCCGGCTCGCCCAGCAACGTCGATATCGGCTACGATCTCATCGGTGGCGGCGGCAGCCAGACATGGCGACAGGATTTTCTTGCGCAACTCGCCAGGTCCGGGCCGCAGACCGGGTCTTATGGCGGCGGCACCAACATTTCCGCCGACAGCGATTTCATTAGCGGCGCCAACAGTTTCAGCGGCGGCTTCACCGGACCTGGACCAAATACCAGGATGAGGCCGGGCTTCGCCACCGGTGGCGGGATCCATCCCGGCGATACCCAGAAGGTGGAAGCATGGAAGCGGCCCGACGAGGCGGTCGGCTTCTTCCGTCCCGAGCAGATGAAAGCCGTGCGCGACGCAATCGACGGCGCGCCGGACGGCGGCGGCGTCTCCAAAACCCTGCACCTGGGCGGCATTCACCTCCACTTCCCGGCCGGCAGCCAGCCCCTGTCCAAGCCGTCGCAGATGGAAATCTCCGATCGCCTGCGCCGCGCCGTGCGCGAAGAACTCGGGAAGCTCTAATGGTCGATCTCATCGTCCTCGACGAAAACGTCGCGCGCGGTTTCCGCTCGACGGCCGGCGGCTGGAACACGTCCATCGTCGATGGCGGTGGCGGCGCCGAGTATCGCAACCAGCGATGGGCGCTGCCGCGCCGCCGCTTCGAGTTTTCCTATACCGATCGGGAGCAGTCCGAAATCCTCGCCCTCATGGCCTTCGTCGACGATCGCCGCGGCAGGCTGCATGCCTGGCTCTTGAAAGACTGGCTCAACTACAAGCTCACCGACGAACTCATCCTCACCGCGGTCGGCGGCGAAACCACGGCCCAGATCAAGCAGACATGGGGGCCGAACAACGCCCTGTCTCTCAGCCGCAAATACCTGAAGTCCGGTACCCTTGTCGTGAAGCTGAACGATGTCGCGCTGACGCTCACCAGCGAATATACGGTCAGCTCTGCCGGCCTGATCACCTTCGTTTCGCCGGCCGCCCTGAGCGCCGCCGATGCCGTCACGGTGAGCTGCGAATTCTATTACAAGGTCCGGTTCGAGGCCGACGAATACAATCCCTCGCTCGGCAATGGCGATCTTGCCAGCTTCGACAACGTCTCCGCGATCGAGACCCGCTGATGCGCGCCTTCTCGACCGACTTCAAGGCCGGCACGGCAGGCGACGAGACGTATCTGGGCTTCCTGCTCGCCGTTACCCCTGTTGGCCTTCCTGAGCTCTTCCTGTCGACGATCTGGGCCGACTACACCTATGCCGGCGACGTCTATCTCGGCGATCCCGGTTTCAAGATGAGCCAGATGCGGGTGACTGATGGGTCCGACCCGGCAGCACTTTCCGTCGAGATCCCGGTTTCCCCAGATGGTCCGGTAACGCCAGACGACGTCACCAAGGGGCTCTATGTCGGGGCGGCCGTCGTGCTGCGCGGCGTGACTTTTGAAAGCGGCTTCGTCACGCCGCCTTTCGGTTTCGAATGGTCGATCGGCAAGACCACGATCACCGATGACGGCAAGGCGACCTTCGACATCCGGTCCGACATTCGCATCAACCGCGAGCTAGTGTTGAAGATTTTTGGCGTCCCGTGTTCCACGAAGCTTGGCACCGCGCGCTGCGGCGTCAACGTGCTTGCCGACTGGACCGACGAGGTGACGATCGTCGACGTCATCGATGCCTATTCCTTCACCGTCTCCGGCGCGCGTCTCGGCGCCGTCGATGGCTTCTTCGCCGAGGGCGCCATCAAGTTCACGTCGGGCGACAATGTCGGCCGCTCCTACGAGGTTCGCTTGTGGGATCAGTCTTCGGCCCTGGTCACGCTGTGGAGGCCATTGCAGGCCGGGCTGCAAGCCGGAGACGTTTCACTGATCCATGCCGGCTGCGACCTGACCAACGGTCCGGGGGGATGCACAAAATTCTCCAACAACGACCGCTATCAGGGGTTCCTCAACATGCCTGGCGACGACGCCAAATTCTCCTATGACGGCGGTGAGGTCGCGGCCGTCGTGACCAATCCCGAGGTGCCGCGCTTCTCCACCGGATGGGGTAGTGCCGGCGGCGGCGGCGGTGGTTTCCGATGACGTCGATGTTTTCCACCGGTTGGGGAAGTCCTGGCGGCGGCGGTGGGTTCTTCAGCTCTGGCGCCAAGGCGTCGGAGCCGATCGCCAGCCGCGCCTCGGACTACAACTCGCCGGGCGACAATTCCTCGCCGGCCGGCAAGTCGATACCCGCCGGCTCGGGCACCGCCTCCTATGATGGAAGCATCGTCTGGTGGAGCGGCTTCGCGGTCAAGGACGGCAAGGTCACCGCGTCCTTCGTGATGCTGTTCAAGGACTGTATTTTCGCGCCGTCCTTTGGTCTCGTAAAACTCTACGCCGACGAGCAGCTGATCATCTCCAGGACGGCGCCGCTGCGCCAGTCGAGCCAGAAAATCCGCTTCTATGACGGCACGCAGACCGTGCCCGATCCGCTGCTGGTGACCAAGCTTGGCGCCGGCAAGGCATCGGCCTGGCCGGGCTTCGTCTATGCCGTGTTCGAGGATTTCGACTGCACCAGCTATGGCAAGCGTGTGCCGCTGATCAGGGCGGTGCTGTCGGGCGCGGTGACCAGTACGGCAGCGGCCGAGGAGCAATCGACACTCACCTTTGGGGCGGTCGACCCTGGAACGTACGAGACAAACTGGCTCGCCGTCGACCGGACCAGGAACCACGCCTATGTGTTCTACTGGCCCGACGTCGATGATGTCGGATTCATATCGGTTGTCGACATCGCAGCCAATGCCGAAATCAGCCGTGCCGCGGTTCGGGCCACCAACTACACCTTGCTCGAATACATGCTGGCTCTCGACGGCACAGACTACGTCATCGCGGCTGTGCATGAGACATCGGGCACGGCCTATTACGACCTGATGCTCGTCAACGCCTACACCGGCGAAGCCGTGGCGCGCTTGGAAGCGCTGTTGTCGGGCGGCGATCCGCTCGAGGCACTGCCGCGCGCGGCCGTCATGATCGAAAACGGCGCGGCAACCAAGTTCATGGTGCTGTGCGGGACGATCTCCAGCGGCGCAGCGACGCAGAGTTACCTTGGCGCGCTTCTGGTCGACGTCACCAACGGCACCATGCAATGGGTGATCCATCCCTACACCAACCCTGCACCTGGGGCCGGCGAGCCATACGCCATCGCTGTCGGTCCGGTCGCCGATGGCGCGGTGACCATCTTCTATGCCGAATGGGCGAGCGGCAGCTTCACGGTGCGCAAGGCCGTCATCAATTCCTCCGGCTTCACGGCGTCAACCTTCTTCACCGAAGTGGTGAGCATCCCGTCCTATCTGGGCTTGGCCTATGACGAGACCGATGACGGCGTCGTCCTCTATCGCAGTTCGCCGACCGTGATGCGCAAATACAGCGCCGCCGGCGCGCTCGTCTGGACGGCTGCGTCACCGATCGCGTCCCTGTTCCTCAATGCCAGCTTCGGCAGCTATTCCGATTTCCGCTATTCAGCACGCCCCGGCTTCGCCATTGCGGCGCAGCAGGATTCGACCACAGACGTCTATCAGATCGACCTGTCCGACGGCACGTCGACATTGCTGATCGACAAGTCGGATTTCAGCAACGAGGGCAATTTCGGCTATTTCGACCAGCTCGCCGGTGTCTATGTCGAGGACAGCCTGGACACGGCCGGCGTCGTCAACAGGATCACGCTCGGCGACGCTACGCCCAACGCCGTCGATCTCGTCGACATCTTCACCCAGATCATGACCGTCGACGACCGCTTCGACGCCTCGCAACTGGTCTTCACCGGCTTTCCCGGCAACGAGACATCGGGCTTCAAACTTGTCAACGACACCACGCTCGACGATCTCGAAAACTCGATCGCGGAACTGTTCGACGTCAACAGAGTCGAGGAAGACGGCAAGCGGAAATATTTCTGGCCGCCACGCGACGGCGAACGAGCCGTCGACGTCGAACTCGTCCTGGAGGATTTTGTCGAGGACGGCACCCAGACCATCGAAAAGACCTTCGGCGCCGGCGAGGATGAACTTGCCACCTGCACCGTCACCTATTTCGACGTGGACGCCGACTACAAGCAATTGCCGCAGACCTATTCGAGGCCGGTCGGCGTCTTCCCCGTCACGCGTTCGAAGAAGACGCGAACCGTCCCCACGGTGCTGTCGCTCACCGCGTCGCAGGCCTTGCGCTGCGCCACGCTGATGGCGTACCGGTCGTCCTTCGGCAATGAGAGCTATGTCGGCGGGCTGGTGCCGAGGAAATCGCATGTCGGGCCGGCCGCCATCGTCAGTTTCCCTTTCGGCGGCAGCACGATCGTCGCGCGCATTTCGGAAGCGACGCTCAAGCCCGACTGGTCGCAGGAGATTTCTGCCTACCAATACCTGATCTACACCGAAGCGACCTACACCGCGGCCGGCGCGGAAATTGTCACGCACGGCCCCATCTCGGTTGCGGTGCGCCTGCTCTATCTCGACATTCCGCTGCTCTCCAACAGCGACGATCGCGCCGGAAACGGTCTTGCCCAATATGCGCAGATCATCGGCTATGGCACCGCGCCCATCGGCCAAAGTGCTGCCTATCGGTCGGATGACGGGTCGACCTTCACCTCCATTGGAACCCGCAACGACATCGCGCCGGTGGTCGGCATCGTGTCCGCGATCTCGGGAATCCCCGTCGACGTCTTCGTCACCGATGCCGTCAATACGATCGACGTGCTGGTGACGACAGGCGACCTCAGCGACATCGAGACCTCCAATCTGGCGGCGATCGGCGGCCGCGGGCGCTGGGTGCTGGTGGGCTTCCAGGATGTCTCGGTTTCGGGGACCACGATCACGATCTCCAATCTCGATTGGGGCGTCAAGGGCTCAGAGGTGTGGATCGGCGACCTCGCCGTCAACGACGAGTTCGTGATCCTGCGCCGCGACCAGTATTCAGTGTTCTCGAACCCTCTGGCCGACCTGGGCGACACCTTGGCCTACAAGGCCGCGAACAGCGTCGTGCCGCTCGGAATAGTGCCGACGGTCTCCGCCGTGGCTTCCGGCGTGGCGGAGACGCCCTATGCCGCGCGCAACCTCGTCGCCTCTCTTGTCGGCAGCGACGTTGTCCTGGATTGGGATTATCGTTCGCGCCTTGCGGCTGGGCTCAATCCGGCCAACCATGGCGAGGCGACGCTTGCCTTCCAGGTCGACATCATGGACGGCGCCGTCGTCAAGCGCACCATCGCCGTGACCACCAACCAGGCGACGTGGACGGCGGCACAGCAGGTAACCGATTTCGGTTCGCTGCCGCCATCCTTCACCTGGCGCGTCTTCATGATGAGCGCGCTCGCGATCCTGGTGCCTGGGCAGACGCCGGCCATCGCCGGGCGCGGCTACCAGGCGGAGCAGGAAGTTTCCTCGCTCTAGCCGTCCGCGATTTTCAAACAACCAACCCGAGAGGGCGAAAGGAACTCCATGGACCTGTCCTTGGGCTATACGCGCAAGCTGATCGATGCCGCCAAGGCGCGCGGTCTGCTGCGCAACCAGACCGCCTATCTGCTCGCCACCAGCTTCTGGGAAACCGCTCACACGATGAAGCCGGTTGTCGAAGCCTACTGGCTCTCGGAAAACTGGCGCCGCGCCAATCTGCGTTATTATCCCTGGTTCGGGCGCGGTTTCGTCCAACTGACCTGGCAGGCAAATTACCTGCGGGCCGAGAAAGAGCTTGGCGTGGCGTTCACCAAGGATCCGAGCCTGGCGCTCGATCCCGACAACGCCGCCAACATCGCCGTGCTCGGCATGTCGGAAGGCTGGTTTACGCGCCACCGGCTGGCCGATCATATCGACCTCCAGCACTCGGATTTCTTCCATGCGCGCCAGATCATCAATGGCATGGACAAGGCGCAGGAGATCGCCGTGCTCGCCCAGCACTATGACGACGACCTGAAGGCGGAATGGGTCGGCTGACATGAACCCGCGTAGTGCCGCGCGCAATGCGTTTCGCTCGTCATGGACGATGCGTCGGCGGATCATCATCATCGTGCTTGTGTGGTGCGGTGGTATGGTGACCTATCTCGCCATTCTCGGCCGGCCGATCCAACTGTCCGAGACCGCCGTCAACGGGCTGCTGCTGCTGATGGCATCCGTGATCGGCTCCTATGTCTTTGGTGCTGTCTGGGACGACAAGGGCGGCCTGACCAATATCGGCGGCGGTGGTGGCGGCGGCGGAATGCAGACCGAGATGTATCAGCGCACCGTCGTTCCGGCTGACATGCCAACGCCGGGGCCGGCCATGCCACCGCCACCAGGAGAAGGCCCATGAGCTATCTCAAGCTCGGATTCGCGGCGGCAATCCTGATCATCATCCTCGGCCTGGCGACGACAGCGTTCTGGTATCGAGGCAATGCCATCAGCGCCCGCGCGGATGCCGCACAGGCGCGCGCTGACCTTGCGACAGCCGTTTCGGTCAACAAGGCCAACGAAGAGGCTATCGGCCGCCTGAAAGCAGCCAGGGAGAAGGCCGATCAACTGGCCGCGGACCTGGCCGAGCAAATCAAGACCTCCAATCAAGAACTGGTCGACGCCGCGGCCGAGCGCAGGAAACTCGAAAATGACAATGACGACATCCGCAAGTTTCTGGCTCTGCGCATTCCTGATGGTCTCCGGCTGCGGAACGATCCCAAAGCCGCAGGTCATCGTTAAGACCGAAGTCGAGAAGGATCGCGTTCCGGCCTCGCTTATTTCGCCCTGCGACAAGGCATGGCGCAAGGTTGGGGCTCCCTCCAATGCGCGCGCCGGCGGCGCCGAGACCGTCGATGATCTCTACACGCGCGGCGATGAGAACGAGGCTCGCTTGCTGGCCTGCGGCGCCAAGGTCGCCAAGGTCGGAGCGTGGGACAAGCAATGAAAGACGAGCAGGGCTTGGGCGGGATAACGAAGAATGGCGGATGACATGGCAAACGGCACCACTCTAAGCGAAGACACCAATACCAGGGTAGGCATCCTCTCTCAGCGGACCGCCAATCTGGAAGGTGGCTTCATCGACTTCCGGCGCGAGGTCAGCCAGCAGTTCACGAACGTCAACGCCAGCGTCGGCAGCCTCAATTCGAAGATTGATGAGCGATTCAACGCGCTCGCAAACAGTCTTTCCGAGCGCTCGAAGCCGCAATGGCAAGCCCTCGGCGTGATGGTAACCATCATCGTGGTTCTCGGCGGCCTGGTCTATTGGCCGATCAGGGAATCCACAAACGACTTGAAGTCTCAAGACATTGAGACCGGCCGCCTGATCCAGGCTCTGACCAGTGAAACCGGCAAGGCTATTCAAGCCCTTGCCGCAAACACCGTGTCGCGCCAGGAAATGGACTGGCGCGCGGCGCGCGGTGCCGAGGACCGAACGCGGACGGATGGCGCGATTGCCTCGATCCGTGACGGTATGGTCTACCGCAACGAATGGATGGAAAGGAACCTTAGCCGCGATCACGACATCGAAAACATCCGGGCTGATGCGGTTCGTGATGTCGCCAACGTTCAGCGCCAGCTTGACCAGCAACGATCGGACTTCCAGGTCTTTTCCAATTCGCTCGGCAATGGTCGGGATTTTCTCCTCGATCTGAAGAACGAACAGCGCCGGCTGAGCGACCAGATCGCCTCCTTGACGGCCAAGGTCGCCGCGGAACAATCCGCCACGCCGCGCTGAACCACCATCCTCCCAATGCCCCGTGTCCCCACTGACCTTCGGGTCGGTGGGGAACTTTTTCTGCGTCTGCGGTTATGCTACAAGGCATCATGCGAGAGCCGATGGGGCTTCGATTGAGGGGGTCGCCTCCAACGGCTAGGTGTGGAAAACGCCAGACCCCATGCCCATCGGGTAGCCGCGAAACGCGGAGCAACTAACACGAGGCGTCATTGCACGCCTACTCGTAGCCACAGTTTTCAAGCGCAACGGCGGAATCGCGGGTAGGGCAAACCTCGAAACCCCGTCAGTTCGTGGCCTGGGTAGGGCAAGGACGCGCGAGGAGGCCTTCTCGGGTAGTTGGTGAAGGCCGGGGGTGCATGACGCCTCTGTACGGGGCTGGAAACCGAAAGCCAGCCCCGAAGGGCTGGCTCGTTCTCAGCAAAAGGCGTTACTTTTTTGCGCGCTTGGCAATCAGCGCAGTCAGGTCCGCTGCTGTCATCACTTTTCCGACGATGCGGCTCGGTCCAACGATCTTGCCTATCTTCGTGAAGAAGCCGCCCTCGGCGACGCATTCCGCCCCTGTGCAATCGCGGAGTTGCTTTCCGTTTGTCATTGCATGGTCGAGGAGGTTCTTCACGACCTGGGCTTTGATTGTCTCAACTTCCACGTCCTCGCGCAGTTCCCTCTCCACCTTTGCGCTCACCCGTTGTTCCTTGCGCTCCTTCGCCTTCGCCTCGAGGTCCTTCTTCGACGGCGGAAACGCAGCTTGCAGCGCGGTGCTGTAATTCAGGCGCTCCCACTCATCGATCAACGCGTCGAGGTATTCTTCATAAAGTTCCGACTTGATCCGCTCTCGCAGTAGCTGCCTGTGCACCTTCTGGCCAGCCTCGGGTTTCTCCTTGATGACAGCGATATACACGCTCAATGGGCTCTCCCGACGGCTTCGCCGTGCGGCCGTTTCCGTCTGTAATTCCGTTTGCGTCATAGTTCTTCTCCTGGGTTGAAAAGACCGAGTTCGAACACCGCGCGCAGGATCGCGTGCGGCCGATATATTGCTCGGCGAGAAAACCGCGCTCTTGGATCGAGACCTTCGTCCAAGTCGCGCAAGAGTGTCGAGGTCTTCCTCCTAGCTTCTTCGATTCCGACAGACCTATAATTGCCGAGGGTGAGTTTGACGTTCGCCTTCGTCATTGGCGCCCGATACCGCACCATCCACTTGGCGGTTCTGGGGCCCACGACGAAATAGAGGCCGCGCTGCGCACCGTCCGGGATTTCGCGCTTCACCGGAGGTCTATGCGCCAGAAGCCTTTCTAGGCCCGCGTCAGTCAAGGCTGCGGTCATTGGTCGAGGAGCCCCAACTCCCGTACCGCCCGCACGATCGCCCGTTCATTGAGGCGTGGTTTCCGACGGCAGTTGTGCATTTTGATCTCGCGAGCAGGGTGGTATCGGCTACGCCAGCCCTTTTCGATCGCGAAGGCAAATAGGATTCCGCACATTCGGACAACCTGATTTGCTTGGGAGAGGTGGTCGCGCGCGGTCAAGTTATCGAAAAGCTTCACGATGTCGGCCCGCTCGACATCATCGACGCGCTTGTCGCCTAAGGTAGGGCGGACGTAGTTCTTTAGCGTCAGCCGATAAACCTTCTGGCTCGTCGCCTCGAGTCTTGGAAGATACTCGGCCACGAACCGATCGATCAATTCCGCCACAGTCAGAGCCCGGCGTTTCGTGTGGATATCGCCCATCGGATCGCCGCCGAGGTCGACAGCCTTCCGCAGCCGTTTCGCCTCCTCGCGAGCACCTTCGATCGTCCAGACGCTCGCGCTGCCAATTGTCAGCCGCCGTTCCTTGCCGGTGCCGCGAACGCGGTAGTTGAAAATGAAGCTCCTTGTTTGGTCTGAATTTACTCGGACACCGAACCCGGCAATATCGCCAGACCAATGAATCTTGCGACCTGAAGGTAGCACGGCCTCAATTTCACTCGTCATGTCCGCCTCGGATTTGGATGCTTCTCGCGCTTTGCGAGCCATGCTTCGACGCTCGATCTCTTGTGGTAAATCCGACCGCCGATAATCGTATAAGGGATCCCATCTGGCTCGTTGCGATATCGCGCGATCGACCTTGCGCTGAGTTTGAGGGACTCGGCCAACTCCGCTTGCGTCAGGTAGTCTTCCAGCAGATCTTTGTTCATCGCCTTGCCATGTCTGATGTTGAATATGACAGGACTGGACATGTAACCGATATGGAGACAATCCGCAACAGGAAACCAGATTGGCACCAAGATGGTTGCAAAAACGGTGTAGCTCTCGCCGGATGGTGTCGTCTGCCGCGCGTTCGGTGCTCGTTTGGTGCCACAATGGTTTCGTAGAACCATTCTGGTGCTTGGCTAAGAATGCCTACGCGACGCCTTGCAATTCAAGGCGGCAGCGGCTATTCAGACGCCCGTTGCTGCGGTAGCTCAGTGGTAGAGCACTCCCTTGGTAAGGGGGTGCATCAAATCTGGCACCAGCCTTTTTCATCACAAAATCAGCCACTTAACGTT